ATAAGCTTCTTTTATTCTAAAATAATTATGTATTAATGCATCTAAATATTTTTTATTAACATAGAAATCATTAACAGCTAATCTATGTATTTTTTTAAAATTTTTATCTAATAAATAATTTTCAATCATAATTTCATCGAAATTATTTTCAATAATTAAAAATTTTATATTATATGTATTAAAATCTAATCCCTTTAAAACATCAATTTCTGTATTTTCAGTATCAATTGAAATAAAATCTATATTATTTGGTATATTATTTTCTTTAAAAATTGTATTAAGAGTCTTCACTTTTACAGAAATTGTTTGAATACTATTAAGTAAGTCCCTATGAGATTCAATTAATCGTTCATCTATTTTTAATGATGAAATTGCTGATGTATTTCCTGAATGTAATGTAACAATATTAAAATTTTCTTCTTCTTTATCATAATTTCCGACACAACAATTTATAACATTTTTACGTATAGAAGAACATTTATTAAAAGATTCTGGTATTGGCTCTACACATAATGAAAACCATCCCTTTTTTTCAAAATAATGTGTATTACTTCCACTAATACCATCATCCGCTCCTACATCGATACACGTTCCTACATAGTTATCATCGAAAAATTGTGATATGTATTTATCTTCACCAAATTGACTATAAAACATAATATAATATATGTATTTAAAAAGTATTTAAATACTAATATATACAAATATATTATATGAACTATAATCATACTTTAATAATAATTATTTGTTACAATAATTATAAATATCTAAATAATATGGTTAAACAATTAGAAAACTTAATAGTAGAACCAAATATATTAATAATTAATAATAATTCAAATTGTAAATATACTATTGATTATCTAAATAAATTAAATAATAAATATAATATTATAAATTGTGATAAAAATTTTGGACATTTAGTCTGGATGGAGCCTTTTATATTTAATAGATTACCAGACAGGTTCATAATTACAGATGCTGATTTAGAATTGAATAAAAATACACCAAAAAATTTTTTAGATATAATGGTAGAAATTAGTGAACAATATAAATCAAATAAAGTAGGGTTCGCTTTAGACATTTCTGAACCTGAAAAAATGTTTAAATATAATTTTTATGACTTTGGATATAATAATATTCCTACTATTTGTGAAAGTCAAAAACAATACTGGGTAAATAGAGTTATAGATAATAAACTTGAAATGTATTTTTCTCCAATAGATACAACATTTTGTTTATTTAACAAAAATCATAATGGATCTCATATTAGAATAGCTGGAGATTTTACAATGAAACATTTACCTTGGTATATTGATATAGATGGTATATCAAAATTATCAAGATATCTTATGTATAAAGATAGTTCTTCTTCATCATCAGTTAAATGTTTTGAAATACAGTATTTTAAAGATAATAATTATATTCCTATCATTAAAAGAAATGAAACATTTCTTATACAAATGAATGGTGGTATAAATGATTATTTTTGGAAAGAGATTTATCCAACTTGGGAAAATGAAACATTTGATATTTTTGATAAATATTTAAATAAAGAAAAACAATTTTTAGATATAGGAGCATGGGTTGGAGTAACATGTTTATATGCTAGTCGTTTATCTTCATATGTAGTATGTGTAGAGGCTGATCCAGTTAGTGTAAAAAATTTACAACATAATATTAATACTAATTTGTTAGAAACAAATATTGATATAGAAGATTCAGCTATTTATAATGAAACAACTAATGTATTATTTGGTCCTAATAATTTTAGTTCAACTAGTCAATTAAATGATTCAATGAGTCAAATAAAATTTACTAAAACAAATGATTTTGATGTATTTAAAAAAACTATTACATTAGATGAAATAATAAAAAAATATAATTTAAATAATTTATCATTAATTAAAGTTGATATAGAAGGTGGTGAAGAGTATATATTAAATGACTTATTAGAATATTCTAATACAAATAATGTTCCTTTATATATCAGTTTCCACTATGATTGGTGGGTTAATAAAAACTTAGATAGGTTTTTATATTTACAAAATCATCACAAAAATCAAATAATTAGTTCTCCATTTTGCTCTATTTTATTTACTCCTTAACATTTTTGAATGTTAATTTAAACATATTTATATTTTTAATAATATAAATATATTTGACAAAAGAATATATTATATTGTACATTTAACTATTAATAATATCATTTATAATATCATCTAATGAGTATCGTTGTTTCCATCCTAGACTATATAATTTTTCGGGAGTTCCCGTTATATTAATTGGAACAATATCTATGCCTTTATTACTATTTTCAATAACTGCTACAATTTTATTATTTGAATAAAGAACATTATCTTTTACTGTAATGCTAATTCCATTAAGTTGATAAACTTTTAAAACTAAATCTAAGATTTTAATATTTTCACTTCCACTAATAATATAACTATCCCCATTATTCTGTTCTAAAATAATTTTAATTGCTTTTGCTGCGTCTGAAGCATGTAGAATTTTTCTATATGAATCTAATGTTCCTAGTTTTAAAGGTTCATTGGTTTCTTTCCATTTTTTAGAATGGTCTGAAATTTTTCTCAATAAAAAATTACCATTTTTATATTTTGATTCAACTGTAAAAAAAATACCATTTGAAAAAGGTAGATTATATGTTTCTCTATAAAAATTAACGATTGAGTGTCCCATTATTTTTGCTATAGAATATGGATGACAATGATACATATTATTATCATTTTCTTTAATATCATAAGTTATATGTCCTTTATACATTTCACTGCTTGAAGCATTAAATAATTTTGTAGACCATTTATTTTTATGAATTATTTCACATATATTAGCTACAGTCATACCGTTTAATTCAAGTGTCTTTATTGGTTCTTTAAATGCTTCTATAGAACTAGATATTCCAGCCAAATGTATAATTATATCAGGTTTTATTATTTGTAAATTTAGTTCTAATTCTTTTATGTCTCTTATATCAAAATAAAATTTAGTAAATTTATCTTCTGAATTATTTTTTTTGTGAGAAAATCCATATAAGTTATAACCTTCTTTATATTCTTTTAAAGCATATTTTGATATCATTCCATCACAACCAGTAACCAAAACTTTTTCTTTTTTACTATAAATTTCAAAATATGGAAATGGAAATACTAATTGACCTCCCTTTTCTAAAAAGTCATCTTCCCTTTTTATAATTTCATCTCTAAAATGCCATGGCAAAACTAATAAATATTCAGGAGGATTTAAACGCATGGTTTCTTCAGAAATTATACCTATACCAGTAGAAGTCATTTTTCCAACTTTATTTAGATTTCTTTCAACCGCATATTTAATTTTAGTTTCATCTATATTAGCATACTGTAAAAGACAATTACCCTTTGTTGAAGCTCCATAAATATACATACTTTGTCCGCTTTTATTCAATATTTCAATAAATTTATTTAACTTTAAAATCTCATTATCACAATTTTGTATAAATTTAGTATATAAATTTATATCTTTTATTCCATAATTATCTTCATCTTCTATTATTTTATTAATAAGATTAGTGGCTTCTGAATATAAGTTACAATTATTTTTAGCAAAATAAATTCTAAAACTACCACCATTACATTCGTTAAATTTTATATCAATAATTTTAAAATTGCTTAAATCTGCTATATATTTAATAGCTGTTAAAGAATAATATTCTAAATGTTCATGGCATATAGTATCTATACTATTTCTTCGTAACATAGTAACAAGATAACTTTGTTCGCAAGTCCAAATACCATTATCATCTAATATATCATAAATATCTTTTGCGAATTGAACCGGATCTGGTAAATCATAAAACATTGATATAGACGATATTACTTTAGGTTTCAAATCTTTATAAACATTTGTAAAATTATCATATGTAAAATATGTAGGTATTAATTCTACATCACCATAAAATTCTTTGAATTGTTTACCTGTTGGGTCAACTCCTATTCTTTTAATTGATTTATCATAACATTGTAACATTGTTGAATCATTACTTCCAATATCAACAACCGCATCTCCTAATTTAAGATTAATTTTAGATAGAATTTCTTTCTGATAATCTTTTAAATGTTCCCTCATTGTGTTACTAATTCCAGAACGATATCCATATTCATGTTCATATAATTCTGAGGCATTTGTTGAATATTTTAATTGAACTAGACTGCAAATTTTACATAAAGATAATACAATTGGTGTAGATGGCGTGCTGAAATCACCATATAATGGAAATCTTGATGTAATAATTTGTTGACCAATATTAACCACATCAATAATATCAGGATTTTTACAAATTCTACATTCTTTACAAATACTTTGAAGTTCCATAATAATATATTATTAATTATTTATTTAAATATAAATAACATAAATATATTTATACTAAAACTTTTGGAACTTTTCTTGTTCCATGTCCATGCTTTAATCTAGCAGTTTTTGCTAAACTTAATGCCTTCGATTTTGGTTTACAACCTTTTTCTAAAATATTGTAATCAACCGCGGCCGCTTTTCCTGCTGTAATAGCACTTGCTAGACGCGCTATACCCCATGATTGTGCGGTCTGATTTGGTCGCGACCCCGACGAATAATAAGCACCAGCACCTTTATTTATAATTTTTGCTAAAGCAGACTTTTTACATCCTGTTGCTTTTGATAATTCATCTGTAGCGCCAATTTTATTTACATTATACATTTTTTCTGCCTTGATTATGTAATTAGATTTTTTCGACTTAAATGAAGACAATTTTGGTCGCGAATGATAAATTTCTTTTTTATAAAGACGACGAGACTTCATAAGCTCTTTTGATTGTAGTTTTCTATCTTTTCTTGTCAATCTATTTGGTAAATACCGTAAAGTAATTTTCATATACTATATGAATATTATAACTCCTTATATAGACTCCTTTTACTAAAAATATCGTAAATTGAAATATATTTATTTTAAATTTATATATTTAAAAACATTTAAATACTTATATAAATGTCAGAACCTAAACGCAACGATTGTATATCGATTGTTGATAAACTTTATGAAAGATATAAAGACAATGAGTATATGTTACAGAGAATATATAATCATGTACATATTTATTTACCAAATACACTTGAAAATGAAGCAAAAAATCATGAAAAAAAACAAAATCTTAATACTTATCTATCAGAAGAACAACAAATATTTATTCAAGTTTTTTTAAGTAAAAATAATTATTATTATTTGCCTAATAATAACTTCTATTATGAGTATAATGGTAAAGATTATTTTATTATTAAGGAAGATGAAATAATACATAAACTTCTCTCGTCTATTTCAAAAGACAGAACTCTTTTACAATGGAAACATAAAACAAAAACTAGTATTATTAAACAGATCAAAGAGCGAAATCTATTTTCTTCGACCCCTGAAACAGATACTATTCAAAATGTTTTAAACTCAATTTATCCTGCGTTTTTTACATCTAAAAATACAGCCAAATATTTTCTAACCGTTATTGGTGATAATTTATTAAAGAAAAACACCGATTTAATATTTATTGTAAGTCAGCGAATGAGACAATTCTTAGAAGAACTTGAAAATGTATCCATATCTTCAATTGGCAATAATAACGCTGCGTTTAAATTTGTAACCAAATATCATGAATCACATTCTTTTAATAACTGTAGATTATTAAAGATAAATGAAAATTTTTCTAATGAGTATTGGAGAGAATTATTAAAGAAAATAGGTTTAAATTTATTATGTGTTGCCGCACATTATTCCAATAGATATGTATCTTCAGATAATTATCTTAATACTAAATCAGATGAAGAACTAAGTAATTACGCTTATACTCTTAAAAATACTACTGAAAATGGTTTAGTTCAAAAATTTATTGGAGAATTTCTTGAAAAAACAACTGATGATTTTAAAGTTGACTGGAAAAAAATACATTTTATTTGGAAACAATTTCTCTCTAATAATAATTTACCTAACGTTATTTTCTCCAATTCTCTTAAAAATATATTAAAATCTTACATTACATATAATGAAGTGACTGATTCGTTTATTGGTATAACAAGTAAATATTTACCTATAATTAAAGATTTTATACAGTTTTGGGAGACGACAATTATAAATATAAATTGCTCTGATTTTGAAAATGAACTTGAAATTGATGAGATTAGTTCATTATTTAAATCTTGGTCTAAAAGTAAAAACGTTTTATCGGAAGAAAATATTATTAAAGTTTTAAAACATTTTTTTACATCAGATATTATCGAGGATAAATATGTATTAAATATTGCATCTTCAATCTGGAATAAAGAAAAAGATATAGAAAATTCAATTTCTTATATAAAACAACAGATTATTGAGAATCATAATTTATCACTTATTAGTTTTGATGATATATATAATTACTATCAAAAATATTGTACTAATAATTCATTCAAATTTATTGTAAGTAAACGTTATTTTGAAAAATATTTATATTATAAATTTGCTGATTATATTGTTTATGAAAAATTTATTAAAATCGAATGGGTTCAATAATAAATTTAATTTATTTTATAAATATTAAATTTATTTAAGAAGAAGCGTTACCAGCAACAAATTGAAGACCAACACCAGAAGTTCCTACTCCCTTACCATCATAAGACATAGGAGATAATTGGCCGCCTAAAGCCATACCACCTCTCATCTTTTTACTCTTGTGTCCCTTGTGAAACAATTTAAATTGTCCCTTCTTAGCGACATAACCTAGCTTTCTAAGATGTTTTATAGTTTTCTTTCCTGAGGCATGCTTTCTGCGTGACACAATACGTCCATGTTTATTCTTCATTAAATGTGTCTTGGTTAATCCACCAGATGTTTTTTTAGCAGTTCCATGCCAAACTTGTGCGCGGGTTCCTATAGTTTGCATTATAAAATTAGTTGAGAAAATATTTATTTTCTTAAATAATTTAATGAAACGCAATTAAAATTTGTTAACTGGAGGCATTCCACTTCCACCAGGCATACCCTCCATTTTACCTAAATAATTAATATTCAATGGTTCTCCTAAATATAAATTACCATATTGTGTTTTGCCGCCTTTTGTATTATTAATTATATAAGCTATTCTGCGGTTATAAGATACCCTCCATGATGAGGAATCAGAACCAGGAGTATTTTTATCATATTTTGATGGAATACAATAACAATCTATTTGTTTTGAATTTGGAAATACTGCGTTATAATTTGAAACATAAGAAATCATGCGTGAGGTATTTTTACTAGAACCTGGTGTAAAACCTTTATATGAATACATTATACATTATATCAATTTTTAATTTATTTATCTTAGCGAATTACATTTTATTTTACAGTAGCTGTTATACCATTAGATGCTGGCGAATAACCTAAATCATTTTCACCATATAATGTTACTGTGTATGTCAAAAAGGATGTAAGGTTAGATATAGTAAATGGGCTCGTTAATTTATTTATATTAACTAATGTTTGACCATTGTCTAATGAATAATAATATGCTTTTATAGCAGAACCATTTGGTGTTGAAGCTGTAAATGTAACTGTCATATTTCCAATTCCTGTGGAAACTCTTGAAATTATTGGAGCACCAGGCGCAGCGTATTTTGGTGTAATTGTTCTTGCCAAAGATAAAGGTGAGTTTCCTATAGAATTTACTGCTATGAATTGAATATTATAAGATACATCATTTACTAAACCAGTTATTAAAAGAGGACTTGCTGAGCGACCTGTATCTATTAGAGTAGCTCCTCCATCTAATGTGTATAAATATTTAATTATTGGCGAGCCATTTTCTACTGGACTAGCGAGATCTATAGAACAAGCATTATTTAAAGGTGTTACAGTAGTTACAGAAGGCATACCAGGTTCAGCCAATATTGGGGCTCTTATAATTGAACTTGATGGAGCTGACATACCTGCTAATGAATTCGCATACAAAGTAACAGGATAATTTATTCCATTTGTCAAACCGGTTATCGTAAAGGGTGAAACTGTTGAATTTGTATCAATAAGATTTGAACTACCGTCTATTGAATAACTATAACTAGTCACGGGAGCACCACGAATAATAGATGGCGAAAAGTAAACTATCAAACTTTGATTCGCACCTACAACTGAGGTAATTCTTGGCGCAGCTGGTGGTAAATAAGTGAAAGATACAAGTTTTGAGAAAGCTGCTGAAGGTAAGGAATCTCCAACTAAATTTACTGCTATAATTTTAACACTATAAGTTGTATTATTTTGAATTGGAATTGATAAAGGAACTACGTTACTACTAATATCTACATATGGACTATCATTTAATGAATACTTATAGGTCGTTATAGGTCTTCCATTCGCAGCTGGTGCTACAAAATTAACAGTCATCGTATTTAATGATGTTGATACTGTTCTTATTACTGGTCTTGATGGCACATTTAATACGAATATTTGACTCTTAGTTGGTAATGATTCAAATGAAGTTCCAACTGAATTACTTGCTTTTAATTTAATAGTGAATGATACATTTACTGGAAGATTTGGTATAATTAGTGGTGATGTATTTCCTGAAATATCTGTATAATTAATACTATTTCCTAAAGCATATGAATATTTTGTAATAGGTGAACCATTTGTAACAGGTGTATCAAGAGTTACTACAGCATATGAAGAAGTTAATGATTCATAAAATAAAACTATATTGGTAATCTTTGGTCTACCAGGCGGAATGCTTACCATTGCTGTAACTTTGTTTGATAAAGGTGAAAAACCGTTTATATTCATCGATGCTATTTTAATATCATAAGCTCTACCATTTGTAATACCTTTAATAATCAAAGGGTTTTGTATAGATGAAAATATATTAAATTTGACATCATCAAATGTATAATACATTTGTGTAACAGGTGATCCATTTGTAATTGTTGATGGAGTATAATTAATAGTAAATGTAGAATCAACCCCTGTAACACTATTAATAGTTGGCGCATTTGGCACACCAGGCACACTTAATATTGTATTCGACTTAGGGGATAAACCAGATTTATTATAAGAGTACAGATTAACAGAGTAATTAGTTTTATTTTCTAAATTGCCTATTGTAATAGGACTAGTATTGGAAGAAGCATCAAGAAGTGGACCATTATTTAAACTATATTTATATCCTAAAATTTCTGAGCCACCATTGTCAGAATCAGTAAAATAAACTAACAAAGATTTAGACCTTGGATCTATGGATGTTATTGTAAGGGCTAATGGAGGACCAAATGGCTTAAATGTTTCAGACAAATTTGAATAAGCAGATAATCCTGATTCAGTAACTGTTTTAATTCTAACGGTATAATCAAAATTATTTGATAAATCTGTAATAATAAGTGGATTATCTACATTTCTAGCAATATGTGATTCAGTCTCATTTGACAATTTATATTTATAGCAAACTAAAGGTGAATTATAAAAATTACCATTCGTAAAATAAATGCTACATTTTTTGTCTTCTGGAATAACATAATCAATAGTTGGAGGTTCAGGTAATAATTCATAAGTCATTAAATAAGTATTTGATTCTTCAGACATTCCAATTGAATTACTTGACTTAATTTTAATATTATTGCTAACATCGATATCAACAAATTTTCTTATTGTTATTGAAGAATCAACTATATTATCAACTATGGAATAAGAGCTATCATTTAAAGAATAATAATAGTATTGTATTGGTGAGCCATTATTTGCTCCTTCAATAATATCCATAGTTATTACATTATTTGAATAATTAGCACTCAAAATTATTGACTTTGAAGGTTTTGATATTGTGGTAAAAGAGACTGTATTAGAATCTGAAGATTCACCATATATGTAATGTTCTGCTTTAATTTTAATATTATATGTGTCGTTTAATGACAAACTATTTAATAATAATGGATTCTCTCTATTTTTAAAGTAGTAATAATTACTGTTATTTAATGAATATTTATAATATATATCATTGAGACTTGAATCTATTGTATAATATACATTTGCCATTCCTTCGTTAGAACTTATATCTGTGATAACAGGAGAAATTAGCGTTCCTATATTTTCTATTCTAATTATATTCGATTTTTGTGAAAATCCTATAGCATTTTTACTTTTAAGCATTACATCATACATTTGATTAACAGTCAAACCACTAATAATTATGTTATTTCCGGAAGGTTCAGTTAATACATAATTCACGTCATTTATCGAATAATAATATTCTGTTATACTTGAACCATTGTCATTTCCAGGTATAAATTCAAAACTTAATATACCGTTAGAAGATTGTCCGTTTAATATAAAGGGCTTATCTGGAACATGTGATGGAATCACATTCTCGAATACATTAGATATAGTAGATGTTCCATTTCTATTTACAGCATAAATTCCAATATTATAACTCACTCCATTTGTCAATCCAATAATTTCCAATGGAGAAGTATTATTTTTAAACCACTTTAAATCGTCACCATTGTTTAATGTATATCTATAACCAATAACAGGAATCTCGTTGTTGCTTAAATCAGTAAAATAAACGTATGCCTTTAAATTACTTGTTGTAACATTGGTTATAACTGGTGGACTTGGTAGTGTATCTAGCACAGTTGAAATACCTGCTAAAATAGAGCTGTCTGTATAGCCATTTAATCTCATTTGGTCTACACTATATCCAGCAATTGTCAATTCATTTACACTATAACCAATTGTTAATATTTCCTCATCAGTATAACCGCCTAGTTTTAACTCGTATGCTGTATAAAAATATGTTTTTAATTGGCTACTTGAATAACCTGCTGCTTTTAGTTGAGAAGCAAAATAATCTAAAGATAATATCTCTTCAGTTGAATAATTCGCATCTTGAAGATCCGATACTAAATAACCGGCTTCTTTTAATTCGGCAGCAGTATAATTGTATTCTTTTAGCTGTGTTGCTGAATAATTATTTTGCTTCAATTGTAATGCTTGAAATCCATTTGATAATATATCAGCATCAGTATATAATGCTGCCTTTATTTGAGTAACCGTATAACCAGCTGTTTTCAAATCACTAACTGTATAATTAGCATCTTTTAAACTCGACGCACTAAATCCAGCACTTAAAATGGCTTCATCAGAATATATATTTATTAAATCCACTGGTTGATAGCCAGCAGTTTTTATTTGCTGGATACTATAACCTAAGTTTAAAATATCAGCATCATCATAACTCGCATTTTTAAGTTGTAAAGCTGTGTAATTGTTACTATATAATTGAGCTGCTGTAAAATTAGCACTTTTTAATTCAGTAGCTGTATAACCCGCTGCCAAAATGTCATTATTAGTATAATTGGCATCAATTAAATTTGTAATAGTATAATTATTTTGTCTTAATTGAGTGGCTGAATATCCTGCATCTTTTAACTGAGTGCTTGAATAACCGGCAGCAAGAATTTGACTAGTTGTATATTGTCCGTCAACTAAATCACTAATCGTATAATTATTTTCCCTTAATTGAGAAGCTGTAAAATTTGCGGATCTTAATAGAGTGCTGCTAAATGAAGCACTTAATATATCATTATCACTATATCCACCTTGTTTTAATTGAAGTGGAGTATAATATGTTTTAAGTTGAAAAGGAGTATAATATGACAAAAGGTCTGCTGCTGGATAATTTATTGATATTATATCGACCATCGAATAATTTGCTGTTCTTAAATCATTTACGGTATAATTATATTGTTTTAATTGAGATGCTGTATATGAAGCATTTTTAAGTTCAGTTGCTGAAAAACCAGCCAAAAGTATATTTTGATCTGAATATCCTGCCGTTTTTAATTGACTAATATTATATCCATTTGTTCTTAATTGTGACGCAGAATAAGATGCTAATTTTAATTGATCTGCAGGGAAACCGGCTGATAATATATCCGCATCTAAATATCCTCCTTCTTTTACTGATAATGCTGTGTAGTAAGTTTTTAAATCTGTTACTGAATAATTATTATTCTTAAGTTCATTTGCTGAATAACCAATTGATAATATTTCGCTTGTTAAATAATTTCCATCTTTAAGTTGACTAACATTAAACCCATTATTTTTAAGTTGTTGACTTGTATATCCATTTGTTTTCAATGTTGACACACTATAACCAGCTGATATTATTTCATTTGCTGTATAAGAAGCATCTTTTAAGTTTTGAATCGTATAATTGTTTGCTTGTAATTGACTTGCTGTATAAGAAGGACTAGCATTCTTTAAGGCTGATGCGGTAAATCCTCCAGCCAATATTTCATTATCTGTATAACCACCTGATTTTAATTGACTAATCGAATAGTTTTCTACTCTCAATTCTGAAGCAGTAAATCCTGCTGTCTTTAAATCACTAATACTATATCCTAAATTTATTACGCTACTTTTTGAATATCCACCACTAATCAATTGTTCAGCAGAATAACTCGCACTTTTTAATTCAGATGCTGTATATCCTGCTAAATTTAACTCATTTACTGTATAATTTAATGGGAAAACATCGGTCGCTAAATATCCACCTGATTTTAACTGTGCGGCTGTATAACCATTTGCTTTTAATTGAGCTGCTGAATAGTTTTCTAAATAAAGTTGCGTAGATGTAAATCCTCCAGCTAATATACTGGCATCAGTATAGTTATTTGTTTTTAATTGTGAAATTGTATAGCCTGCTGAAGATAATTGAGACGCAGAATAACCAGCAGTTAATATACTTGAAGCATTAAAACCAGCTGAACTAAGTTGTGCTGGAGTAAAACCACATAATCTTAAGTCTGATGCTGAAAAACTACTATTTCTAAGCTCTGTTATTGTAAACCCAGCAGATGCTATGTCTGTTTTTAAATAACCAGCAGATACCATATTAGTAATAGAATATCCAGCTGTTCTTAAATCTGATGTTGTATAATTATAAGGTTTCAATTGTGTAGCTGTATATTGAGCATTTCTTAAATTAGTAGCACTGAAACCTAATCCTAATATTACTGAATCAGTAAAACCATAAATTTTAAAATCAGAAACTGTAAAACCACCAGTTTTCAATTCTGCTGCTGTATAACCATTGCTAATAACGTCGCTTGCCAAATAACCTGCGACCAATACTTCACCTGCTGTATATCCTACTGCCTTTAATTCAGAAATTGTATAAGTAGCTTCCTTCATTTCTGTTGCCGTATATCCTCCTGCCTTTATTTCTGCTGTTGTATAGGTTGATGCCTTCATTTCTGTTGCTGTATAGCTGCCTGATTTTAATTCAGTTGCTGTATATCCTGCTGTTTTCATTTGCGTAGCTGTATAATTAGCTGCTTTCATTTCTGATGCTGTATATCCTCCCGTCTTTATTTCAGTTGCTGTATATCCTGCTATCTTCAATTGTGTAGCTGTATAACCCAAGGCTTTTAAGCCTGTAGCTGATGTTTTATTTACAGTAAATGTAGTCGAAATGCTTCCAGAACCAATTGTAGTTGTTTCTGCTTGTGTAGCAGTAATAGTTGTACTTCCAAAACCAACAATAGTTATTGTATTTCCGGAAACAGTAGCTACAGAAGTGTTAGAACTAGAATAACTAAATGAACCTGAACTGTTAGACGAAGGGTTTATAATATTAAATGATGCGTCGCCAAAATTTTTACTCGCAATGGAAAAGTTTGTTATGATTGAATCAGATTTTTCAAATACAGATTGTTTTAATGATTTTACAACAATATTAGTATCTCCTACTCCTAAACGTCCACCGCTGTTATTGCCCGCAGCATATATAGTTCCATCCGTCATTTCTACATACACCGCAAACGCACCTGTTACAATGTTAGAAGCCGTTTTCCCTACAGGAAGAATCATTTGTGTTAATAAATTTCTTTGTGTTGTATCTCCAGTACCCAATTGTCCTTCACCGTTCCAGCCAGCTCCATAAATTGTGCCATCAGTCATTAATACATATGTATTAACAAGAGTAGTAAATATATTTGAGGGTGTTTTCCCTGTAGAATTTGGCATTAATGTTAAGGAAGTATAATTTGTTGTATTATTTGTACCAAGTTGACCGTAATAGTTTCTTCCAGTTCCATAAATTGTACCATCACTCATCATTACAATTGAAAAATCTTCTGAACCACATATTTTAGAAATAGTTTTTCCAGTAGAGTTTGGAATTAATGTTAATGTAGATGCTGTACCAACAAATCCTAATTGTGAATAATTATTCAAACCAGTTCCATACATCGTGTTATCATTCATAAGTACTATGGTATGATTTTTACCACATACTAATGCGGAAGGTATTTTACCAGCAGGCATGTTTGTAACTAATGTAAACACATTTCGTGTTGTAGTATCTCCTAGACCTAATTGGTAATAGTTATTTAAACCTGTTCCATAAATTGTTCCATCTGTCATCAACATAACCGTATGATGTTCACCACAATCTATTTTAGAAATAGTTTTTCCTGCTGGTAGTGATGCTTGAGCAAAAGAACTTTGGTTTGTATAATTTCCTATACCTAACTCACCTAAATCATTTCTTCCTACTCCATATAATGTATTGTCTGACATAAGAACCATCTGATGTTGTCCTCCTCTAAGTAATTTTGATACTGTTTTCCCTGTAGTATTAGAAACTAATTCTGATAAGGTTATTCCCCTAGTTGGATGTCTAACATTTTGGAAAATATTTCGCCCAATTCCTACATAATTAAAACCCCCATTAACACTTTCTCCGCAAACATATACAATCCCATTATTATCAAGAAAAAGTGATGTTGAACCTTGACTTACTATTTTAGACCAAGTTTTATTTGGTATAGCTGTCATTTCAGTTAAAATAGAAGTTGATACTGCTGAAGTAGTTCCATTTCCTAATTGACCCTTATCATTACTTCCAGTTGCATAAATAGTATTATCTGTCATCATTACTATGGTAGATTCTGGATAATCGACATTATCAGCTGTAAATAATTTTAGAGCAGTTTTTCCTGTAGGAAGAATCATTTGCGTTAATGAAGATTTATTTGATGTATTTCCTATACCTAATTGTCCTTCACTATTTCGTCCAGTTCCATAAATTGTACCATCTGTCATTAATACCATTGAAGAGTAACCACCACAACTTATTTGAGAAGGAGTTTTTCCTGTAGAATTTAGCATTAATGTCAATGTATTTACATTTGTTGTATTTCCGAGACCTAACCCTCCACTATTATTTTGTCCAGTTCCATATATTGTTCCATCAGTCATTAGTATAATTAAAAAAGCACCACCAGCTTTTATATCTAATGGAGTTTTTCCTGAAGGAAGTGTTATTTGCGTTAATGTAGTTCTATTTGTATTATCTCCTGTTCCTAATTGTCCAGAACCATTCGCACCTACTGCATATACTGTTCCATCAGTCATCAGTGCTGCGAAAAAATCTGAACCAGTAGCTAACTGTGAAGGAGTTTTTCCTGTAGGTAATGGTATATTAGTAAAAGTATAACGAGGAGTTGTGTCTCCAAGACCTAATTGACCAGAAAGATTTGGACCCGCACCATACAGTGTTCCATCAGTCATTATCGCGAATGAAGTACCGTTGAATCTACAACGAAATATTTTAGAAGCAATTTTTCCTGCAGGAAGAGTTACTTGTATTAAATTCTCTAATAGGTGTAAGTATGGTGATGTTACTGAAATTGGTAAACCTAAGTTGCCTTGAAACCTATTGTCGCCACCGTTAGTTCCTCCGACTCCATATATGGTTCCATCTGTCATTAAATAAAGTGTTGATACACCTACAGATTTCATATCTGCAATAATTTTTCCTGTACCATTATATATTTTTTTTGGGAATGTGTCTGGTCCTCCAATGTTAATTTCTCCACCATTACCAGATTGGCCGTGACCATTGTCTCCAACAAAATATAAAGAATTATTGTTTACAAATGACATATAAGCGAACGCAAAATCCAGCAAATATTTATAATATACTATATTATCATTGAAATATACGGATTGAATATCTTCACTTGTATTTTCCATTATCCAATCTCCACCATATTGAATATTACCGGATTCATTGTCAGACGCACCTAAAATGACATTTGTTTCACTGACAATGCTATCATAAAAGGTTTTCCATTCCATGTCTCGCAATGTATTACAAGCTAAAAAATCCATACGTTGAATATTGTTGTTTTTTATCAAATTAATTAAAAATTGTTTGTTATTTTCACCAAAAATGTTTTCATTTTCAAGAAAAACGTAATTTGGCGAATAGTGAAACGCTAAAGCAATTCTATTAATATTGCTAGAATATGCTTTTAAAGATTCTAACATTTCTAGTCTAGTTGTATCTTTACTATATAGAACGCATATAGTATTTTGATTACAAGAACTAGCCAGAATGTCGTAATCTGTAACTGATTTATCAATTAACAGGACGTTCATTATGATATTATAAAATATTATTTTTTTTACAAAAATAATAACATTTAAACTTAATATATGGATTATGGATATCAATTTTTAATCATACTTCTTACCTAAATATATATTTAATTTTTAAATAAAAAAATTGATTTAAAAAATAACCTAAAGGTAAAAAGATAAATAATTATAATGAGTTCCTCAAACGCAGATTTATTCTTTGATGTTCAGCAGAAGACTGATAAGCAGCATATCTTGGATAATCCAGATACGTATATCGGTTCTGTTGAAAGCATTGACGCTAATATGTGGATTATGAGTGAAGATGATAACAAAATTATTGAGAAAAATATTAATTATATCCCTGGATTATTTAAATTATTTGACGAAGGTATTGTAAATTGTCGCGACCATGTTGTAAGAATGAAAACCAAAGTTGACAGCAATGTTGATAACGCATTACCTGTTACACATATTGATATTAGTATTGAAGATGATGGTTCAATTACAATGGTCAATGATGGTAATGGCATTGATGTTGCTCAAAAGGATGGTGTTTGGATTCCAGAACTTGTGTTTGGACATTTAAGAACTTCGACTAATTATAATAAGGAAGAAAAGAAAATTGTTGGAGGTAAGAACGGATTTGGTTTTAAGTTGGTTTTGATTTGGTCTAGTTACGGACGTATTGAAACTGTCGACCATATTCGTGGTCTTAAATATATTCAAGAGTATAAAAATAACTTGGATGAAATTTGTAAGCCTACAATCACCAAGTGTAAGACCAAGCCATATACTAAAATTACATTTAAACCTGATTTTGCCAGACTTGGTATTTCGGGATTATCATCAGATATGGTTTCCCTTTTAAAGAAACGCGTTTATGACATTGGTGCCATAACTGATAAAAATATTAAAGTCAAATATAATGATCTATTAATTCCTGTAAAAAATTTTGAACAATATATCAATATGTATATTGGCGATAAGTCAGTTTCACCAAGAGTTTATGAAGATAATGGTCCTGGAGGGAGATGGGAATATGCTGTTGCTCTTACTCCATCAGATGAATTCGTTCAAGTTTCATTTGTCAATGGTATTCATACATCTAAAGGTGGTAAGCACGTTGAATATATTTTAAATCAAATTATTAGAAAACTAGTAGAATTTATCGAAAAGAAAAAGAAGACAAAAGTAAATCCTAATACCATTAAGGAACAATTGATTTTATTCTTAAGATGTGATATTGAAAATCCTGCTTTTGACAGTCAGACAAAAGATTATATGAATACTCCTTCATCTAAGTTTGGTTCTAAATGTGAAGTCAGTGATAAGTTTATTGAAAAGGTAGCAAAGATGGGTGTCATGGATGCTGCTTTACAATTAACTGAAGTAAAGGAAACTAAAGCTGCGAAAAAAACTGACGGAACAAAGTCTAAATCTGTTAGAGGAATCCCGAAGTTAACAGACGCTAATTGGGCTGGCACAGATAAGTCGAGTAATTGTATGCTTATTCTTTGTGAGGGAGATTCAGCTAAGGCAGGTATTCTTTCAGGTTTATCATCAGAAGATCGTAATATTGTTGGTGTTTATCCTTTAAAAGGCAAGCTACTAAATGTTCGCGGTGAACCAGTAAAAAAGATTGCTGATAATAAAGAGATTGCTGAAATCAAGCAGATTCTTGGACTTGTAACTGGTAAGAAATATTTGAGTTTAGAAGATGTCAATAAGAGTTTAAGATATGGTAAGGTTTTATTTATGACTGACCAAGATTTAGATGGTAGTCATATCAAAGGTCTTGGAATCAATTTATTCTCATGTGAATGGCCTACGCTCGCACAAATTCCTGGATTTATTGGATTTATGAATACTCCAATCTTGAAGGCAAAAAAAGGAAGCAATGAAATGAACTTCTATAATGATGGAGAGTTTGAAGAGTGGAAAGAGCAGCATGATATCAAGGGATGGACTATTAAATATTACAAAGGTTTAGGAACTAGTACTGGCAAAGAATTTAAGGAATACTTTAAAAATAGAAAAATCGTCGAGTTTGAATTTAATGGTACTACCTCTGATGATGCGATTGACATGGTTTTCAATAAAAAGCGCGCAGATGATAGAAAAGATTGGTTAAAGGTTTATAATAGAGAAGCTTATCTTGATACTAGCAAGAAAAATGTATCATACGAAGAATTTATCAATCGTGAATTAATTCATTTCTCAAAATACGATTGTGATAGAAGTATTCCTAACTTGATGGATGGTCTCAAGATTTCTCAGAGAAAAATTGTATTTGCTGCTTTTAAGCGAAATTTAAAGGCTGAGGTTAAGGTAGCGCAGTTTAGTGGTTATGTTTCGGAACACGCTGGTTATCATCATGGTGAAGCTAGTTTAAACGCAGCTATTATTGGTATGGCGCAAAATTTTGTCGGTTCAAATAATATTAATTTGTTTGTTCCTAACGGTCAATTCGGCACTAGATTACAGGGTGGAAAAGATAGCGCTTCTGAAAGATATATCTTTACATTATTGAATAAAATCACACGAACAATCTTTCAACAATCTGATGATAATGTTCTTGAATATTTAAATGATGATGGATTATTAGTTGAACCTATTTATTATGCGCCAGTTATTCCAATGATTCTTGTAAATGGTTCTAAGGGAATTGGAACTGGTTTTAGCACTGATATTATGTGTTATAATCCATTACAAATTATTGAATATTTACAGCATAAATTGAATGGTAATGTATGTAATACTGATTTTATTCCTTATTACGAAGGATTTAAAGGACAGATTGAGAAGATTAATGATGAAAAATTCTTAATTAAAGGAAAATATGAAAAAATTGGTGTTGATAAAATTAGAGTTACTGAATTGCCTGTTGGATTTTGGACTGATGATTTTAAGGAATTATTGGAAGAGTTAATAAATCCACCAAAGGATAAAAGTAAAACTGAAGATAATTCTGAAGAGAAGAAATCTAAAAAATCGAAAAAATCTAAAGATAATACAGAAGAAAATTCTGTAGATAATTCTGAAGAGAAGAAATCTAAAAAATCGAAAAAACCTGAGATTATTCCATTTATTACGGATTATGAAGATATGAGTAGAGATACCAATGTAGATTTTACTATTACATTTACAAAAGGTAAGCTTGAAGAATTGGAAAAATCCAAGGGAGACCACGGTTGTAATGGTCTTGAAAAATTATTAAAACTTTATACAACTAATACTACAACTAATATGCACTTATTTGACGCAAATGATACATTACAAAAATTTGATAAAGTTTCTGATATTATTGACTCTTATTATGATGTAAGATTGAAATTGTATCAAACTAGAAAGGAATATATGATTGATAGTTTAGAACGCGAATTAATAACACTCACTAATAAGGCTAAATATATTAAAGAAAATCTTGACGGAACAATTGATCTGCGTAAGAAGAAGAAGGAACAAGTTGTAGAAATGTTACAAAATAAGGGTTATGACATCATTAATGATGATACAAATTATCATTATTTAACTAAGATGCCTATGGATTCAGTCACTGAAGAAAATGTAGAACGATTGAATAAGGAGCGAGGTGATAAAGAATCTGAATTAGAAACTATAAAGTCTACAACTATTAATAAGATGTGGTTAAATGAACTAGATGTTCTAAAAGAGCAATATATTGAATATAAAGAAGAAAGAACTCGATTAATGAATACTGAGGATATTGAACCAAAAAAGAAAGTTGTAACAAAAACTGCTGTGAAGAAAGTTGTTAAGAAACAAATGTTAATTATTGATGATAATTAAATTTTACACATATAAATAGACCAATAAGTTAAATATGTTATCCCAATTACTTCAATTAAACTTGTTATCAAATCTTTTTTTATCTTTGTAATTGACTTTGTAAAATTAAAATTCGAGAGAAAAATAAAAATTTAAACTGACTTAAATAATTTATTATCAATTATTTGCTCGTAATTTATAATAAATTTAATCCTTAATGTTAAAATTTAACTAATAAAATATTATCTAAAACCATCCTTTAAATTCTAGTTGTCTGTCTGAAGTGCTTGCTTGGACTGGATGGGCGATTGGGACTACTAATGTGCTCGCATCATCTACATATTTCATGTAACCTTGTGCTTCACTATATACTTGCTGTATACAATAATTTAAAACAATTTTATTTAGCTCTTCAATTTGTTGTGTAATATTATTAGGTTGATTAGCGGAATATTGTAAAAAAACACTTCTCATTATAATTTTAATTGAATCACAATCTTGATCGCCAATCACATATTGACCATTTGATCTCTCATATACTCCTGCTCTTATACCATTTTGAATTATTTGAATATTTTGTTGTGAAAAAAATACTTGTGATAAAGGAGTATCACTCCATAACCCTCCAGTAGCATTCCTAAATGTTACACATTGATTAGCAGGTATTTTATCATACATTTGAAATAATGCTGAAGTATTAGGTGATTTTATGTTTACACGTCCATTATTTACTTTATTCATTTATATAAAATAAGTAAATAGAAAAATTATATTTATTTATTTTATATGGACACTTTTCAAAAAATAATTCTTTTGATTGCTATAGTTATATTAATTATAGCTCTAATTTTTATTGGTATATCGCTTACATATTCGAGAGATAAACAATGGCCTCCATTAGTTCCTGAATGTCCGGATTATTGGACTATAGACGGTTCTGGAAATAATACTACTTGTATTAATCTAAAAAATTTAGGAACATGTCCTCCTCAAAAAGGCATGCGTCATTTAAGAATGAATTTTAATTCACCAGAATTTGCCGGTTCTAATGAGATGTGCGCTAAATATACATGGGCTAAAAATTGTGGCATCTCATGGGATGGAATTACTTATGGTGTATCTAATCCTTGCCAAAACTCTTAATAAAATATAAAAATGTTATTTAAATATTTAAAAGAATGTGATTAAATATATAAAATGGAAAAATTAAATATTAATAAAATTCTAAATAGAGAAGAAAATGAGAATTCAATCAAATCTATTTTAAAAGATTTTGAAGCAAATGCTAATAATCTTCTTTTTAAAAAAGGAATTTATATTTATGGTAATCCAGGCACTGGAAAAACTACATTTATTGTAAATATTTTAAAAGAATTAAATTATGATATAGTTAAATATGACGCTGGCGACATTCGAAACACATCAGTTATAGAAGATATTACTAAACATAATATGTCTGATAAAAATATTATGAGTTTATTTAATAAGAAGGTTAAAAAAATCGCAATTATTATGGATGAAATTGATGGCATGAATAATGGAGACAAAGGAGGTATCAATTCTCTCATTAAACTTATTAGACCTAAGAAAACTAAAAAGCAAAAACTTGAAGAAGTAACTATAAATCCTATTATATGTATAGGAAATTATAGAGTTGATAAAAAAATTAAGGAGTTAATGAAAGTATGTAATACTGTCGAGTTAAAAACTCCAGAACAAAACGAAATTTTAAATATTATTAATATATTATTTGATAATATAACAGTTGATTTAAAAATGAAACTTGTTGATTACGTCCAAGGCGATTTAAGAAAATTGAATAGTATGTATTATCTATATATTAATAAACCAGATGTCTTTACACATGAAGTTCTTGATAATATTTTTCAAATTAAATCATATAATGATGATACAAAAAAAATAACTAGTAAACTTATTAACAATTATTATCCTATCGGAGAGCATAATAATATAATGAACGAAACTGATAGAACAAGTGTAGGATTATTATGGCATGAAAATATTATTGATATGATTGACAAAGTTGACAAGAAAATATCAATACCCTTTTATATAAATCAACTCGATAATATATGTTACGCTGATTACATAGATAGAATTACATTTCAAAAACAAATTTGGCAATTTAATGAAATGAGTTCTCTAATCAAGACATTTAAAAATAATAAAATGTATCATGACACATTTCCAAATAAAAAGAATAATGATATTGAAGTAAGATTCACTAAAGTTTTAACAAAATATTCTACTGAGTATAATAATTCACTATTTATACAAAAATTATGTCAAAAGCTAGGTATGGATAAAAAAGACTTATTTGGATTCTTTGTTGAAATTAATAATAATTTTGAAAATGCCGAAGTTATAAGTATGCTTGAAAATTACGAAATTAATAAATTAGATATTAATCGTATTTATCGTTATATTGAAAAATACATTAAGGAAAATGCGACAGGAATAACTGAAAAAGAAGTTGAAGAAGAAGATTATGAAGCTGAAGAAGATGAGTAATAAGTATTTAAAAATATATTTATATAAAATTTATATGAATATATTTATTTATGTTTTACAAATAGAAGTTTATACTGAGTTTTTAACGACGCTAGCATAGCTTCTACTGCTTGTTGAAAAAGAAGAACTTGAAACCTGTCTGCTAACATTGACGTCAGAAGTCTTGTTTTCATTCTTATCACTATTTAATTCAGCTAATCTTCTATCCCTTCTCTTTTCCCAATTATGAACTAAAAGAGGATCTACATCACATCTCAAATGATTCGCATAATGCTGTGGAGAAAAATAGAATAATGCGTTTGACTTATTCGCACTAGTACATTCACCAGTAGCCAAAACAACCTTAAAATATAATTCTTCATCCTTTGAACCAACAACATTAGGATAATATTCTCCGGTTTCAGCATCTCTAATACGACTACCAGTTCCAGAAGATGTATAAACTTCAATCTTCTTATTCCTTACTGAACCATCCTTTCTTACCACCTTTCTATAAATAACATTATATCCTCTGTCTTCCCTCTTTGTCTTTTCTAGCATATCTAATTGTGTTTCATCATAGTCATTTTGATCCACTGGGTTGTAAAAATCTTCCTGATACATATAATATTATAAATTATATATGTATATGTCTTTAAATTATTTTAAATAATATTTATTGTAAGCGGATCCTTCGGAGTAATGTCAATTTTATTTTCCTCTTTACGTTTTTCTAATTGTGACGCTATTAATTGTTTAATTTTATTGTTCAGATAATTAACTTGTTCTTTTAATTGGTTATTTTCAAATAAAAGATGTTGAATAACAGTTGATTGTTCATTTATTTTTTGTTGAGCTATTTGTGGGTTTGTTAGCATATTTATTTTATTTATAGTTTCTTGATATTCTGATTGTTGCTTCATTATTTGTTGAACTTTATTTTCGCGCTCTATTCTTAATTCAGCCAATTGTTTTTTAACATCTGGTTTATTCTCTGGTCTTCCTGGAGCATAATTATCCAATAATGTATCTATATCTTCCATAAAAAATTTTAATACATCTTGTTCTTTAACTAAATCCTTTGGTATTATAGGTGTATCATGAATATGTGGGCTTGGTAATTGTTGAAGCAATTCCTTTTTATCAAACGAATTATGATTATGCGAAAATACTAATATCGATTTCGAAGATTCTAGCTGGACGAATGGTATCTTATAATCTTTTAGAAATTTGCGTTCCTCTGCTACTGATGAACTTTCATCAAATCTCGTTTGACTTAGCAACTCTTTTTTAAAAGCAAATGTCGCTGCGGTAGCATGGTTCGGACCATATGGACCAAATTGATACATCTTATCTATGTGTTTAAAATAAATAAACATAGCACTTGAACCAGCACATAAAGCTTTGCTATCAGTTAGTTTATCTACCGCATGTTGAACTCTTTCAGGTGGATAATAATCATCATCATCCATATAAACAATTATATCACCCTTTGCCTTTTCATTTGTTACATTTCTTTTTTTCCCTAGAGTCATCTTCTCATCATATTTAAAATACCTAACATAAGGTAAATGCGCCACTAAATCTTCTATTTTATCAGTTCCATCATCTACAATAATCCATTCCATTTTATCTCTCGGATATGTTTGGTTTTCAAAACATTTAATAATTATTGGAATAAATGGTCTTCTATTAAATGTTGGAGTACATACACTCACAAATGGTTGTTTGGATGCCTTCGTTTTACTCTTATTTTTTCCCATAATAATATTTAAATAATAATTATTTAAGTATTATTTCAATCAAATTAAATACTTGATAAATTTTTATTTATTTTTTTTAATTGGTTAGTTAAATTAGCACCACCTTTTTGTCCGAATATTAAGTTATATAAAAAGCCATGTTTTTCTGATGATGGAGTTTTAAAGCTACATGTTTTTTTCGCTTGTTCATAACTTACCACAGGAGTCAAATTTACTTCTGAAATTGGCTTAAAAATATCTATTGAAATAACACCCCAATAAATTAAACCAATTGTTATAATTGAAAAAATACCAGGAGCTGTACCTAACTTTGAAAAAGCCAAAAATACTAAAAATATACTTATTAAACTTACTATAGTTATTTTATAATATTTCAAAACATTAGCAATAATACTTAATGATGATACTGGTTTACCATTTAATAAACCTTTATATAACAAGCACGAAAAACTCGTGTAAAATACTATAATAAAAGGAATTAATGATATGATTGGAAATCCTATAAATAATATTATCATAAATAAAATTACTAATCCTATCGCCAGACCATAATTAACTGGAGAAGTAATTCCAACATTTTCCCAATTAGGTTTTCCTTCGCCGCTTTGATTTGTGTTCGTTTTGAAAAACCAACTCATATTAGCAATCCATAAATAAATAAAATATAAACCATTTAACAAAATGCCAATAGAAAATAATATACCAACAATTATTGGACCTAAACCTATCAATGCTGCTTCAGGCATCGAATTCAAATAATTCATAATATTATTTATCATCGAATAGTCAAAGCTCATTAAATTCTCTACAATCGAAACAAAATAATTTGCTAAAAAATTAGAAGATGGTTTATTTTTATAATCTCTAAAAATATCTAGAATTTTGTTCTTTGAATTTTTATTATCATAAGGTATTTCTAATTTCATAGACATTTCTGGATCTGTAAATGTCGTAAAAATATTTGTTTGAATTTTCTCTATATTAGGTCTATTATCTGTATAAGGATAACAGTTTGGTTCAGTTGGTAATATATTTGATTGTGCTAATTTACATACAAATAATATTAAACTGCCGCTTGAAAAATATAATAGTATTACAGCAATAATTGCTATTAACGATATTATGAACCCTTGAATTTTTGAAGAAAAATTTATTGCTGAACTAGAAGAATCGCCTGATTTTTTGTTTTCAATAATACTTGTATCATTTGTAGTATCTGTCATTACTTATATTAAATTGATAAAAAAATTTAATATCAATTATTTATATGAAATTAACATTTAAGTCTTTATTTTGGCCTGTTTTGTCTTTAATATTATTATATACTATTTTTAAAACTATTGATTATTTAGCTGCGGAAAATTATATTATAGAATGTTTCCAAAATCAAGAAAGTGATAAAACTAGTCATACTGTAAATATACCATTAACAACTACACATAGTTGTCAAAATTTTTGTGGACCTACTGCTAGATGTAGCGTAACCGGACAGCAATGTTTTACAGATGTTGATTGCCCTGGTTGTAAGCCATATTCGCCTCCATCAGCTAAGTTATCAAATGATGTTCCACCTTCTAATGATGCTGGTAAATTAACTGTTGGTGTAACTCCAACATATTCGCCTTTAACAAGTGGTTATGGCACAAGAGAACGAATTGTCACAGATGACTTATATGGTAAGCCAGCACAACCTAATTTTGGCGTAAATACATGGCGTAAATCGTTTGATGAAGGTCGAGATTTATTTAACAAACGTTATAAACCAGGACAACTACAATATATGCCTCAATATCAACCTATGTATAGTATAACAGGTGAATTTCTAGGGGATGGTCCATTACCGTCTAATTATTGAACCTTCTAATTATTGATTTTATCTATGACAATTTCTTTTGCGATATTTTTAATAATTTTGTCCTGCTTTTCAATGTCATTATTTCCACTGCCTCCTAACGCTTCAATAACTAATTTACTATAATGATCAGCATATTTCGAATCGCTATAGTTACAACCTGGATGAAGGTCTTTAAATTTTGGAAGAAGTTTTTCATTTTTATATGCGACCGTTTTTATTGCCTTTCGAAGTTTCACCTTCTGTTCATTTTCTTTTTCCCATTTATCATCGTCTTTAATGTAAATAACTTCGCGTTTTTTATCAGCGCAATGTACTGGTCGTTTATGGACATCTAGAGCCTTCAAATTTTTGACAATAATTTTTGAAATTCCCTCTACAAATCCTAGTTTACCAACTTCTTCTAAATCTGATAATTGTAGTTGGAGAGAATCTACAAATTCGGTTATATTCATGGCATCTTTACAAGTCTCATTTAAAAATACATTAAGATTAAATGTTTTATTATTGTTGAACGAGTTTGAATTATTGATTTGCGTATTATTTGTTGTATTTCCACACATTTCTACGAGCCTATTTGTAAGCTCTTGATTTTGTTTATATGCTTCCGATGTTTTTACCGTTAATTCTGTATTTAATGTTACTAATTCTTTATTCTGTTTTACAACTTCTAATACAAGATTGGTAAGAGAGTTAACATCATTAAAATTATTATGGTCTGTGGCGTTTTTGGCGCAAAATTGCGCTTTTTTATGCCTTACCAAACCTGACTGATGACTATAATATTTTCCGCATTCACAGACGTATTTATCGTTTGGCGTAATTTCATTACCATTTTTACCATTTTTACCATTTTTTTTACCATTTTGATGTTTAGATGTCATTAGGTGTCTGTTCCAATCACTTTGTTTACAGCATCCAAAGTCACAATTTTCGCATATAAATTTTCGGGCGTTTTTTGGCGTAAAATTTTTACCATTCATGTATATAAAATGATAAAAAAAAACGCCTAAATCCTTTTTTTTAAAAAATATATATTTTTTTTACAATCATAAATTTTTTTAATACAGTTTAATTTGTGACGATAAATTTTCATTATCGTAAGAATAAAAAATCGGTCAGTAAGAAGGATTTTGGCTTTTCATTTTTGGACATTTTTTTTGTCCATTTTGAAAAAGTTCAGATACTTTGCAGTTTTTAAAAAGAAATTTTTTCCCTTCATGTGTAGTGAATAAAAATTGACAAAATTTCCCGAATTTAAAGAAATTCCCTTCATAATGTAGTATATCGCCTCTTTAAGTATAAAAAATATATATTATAATTTTACTAATTCCATAATATTCATTTTTTATTTATAGTATATTTATTTCTCTTACCTTTTCTTCGCTCAGTCTTTCTAGTTTTACGGTTTCTATAAATTTTTTTCGTTTTTCTATTACCTGATTTTCTGATTTTTCTATACTTTTTTGTTCCTCCTACTCTTGGTGAAACCATTGCTTGTAACGTTATATTAAACGGTGGATTTTCTAAACTGGATAATACAACAGAACCATCCGTATATATTTTTCCCTTGTAAATAAACTTAACATTTTGATTGGTTGAAGTAATTAGATTTTCTGATACCAACTTTTCTAATAAAGCAGTTTTCATTTCTTCTATTGTAGTTGTTTCTGTTACAGGAAATGAAAAGGTATATGTTTTATATTGTATCTTGAGTTCTCTAGTTTCGGTTGCTTCTATAGGTTGTTCTGGTAATACTTCTGTTTCACCATAAACAGGAACTGCTTTAATTATATTGTAAACATCTCTTGCTTTTCCTTCCTGACAATAATCCGCACCAATTCCACCTGCTCCGTCTAGATATGCCTGTGATATAATAGCTGGGAATCTAGTTGTTGATTTATTTAAATAAAATGTATTAGATGTTCTATCCGACATAATATCACGAATTTGTTGTACATCCACTAATATCTGTAATCCGAGTAAAGCCGACATAGTTAAATATTTTTTATTGCGAATAATATTGTTATCTAATGTAAAACTTAGTTGATTTCCAGCTTCTTTACATCCGAATTTAATATTTTGTTTATTATTGAATTGTGTCAATATTTCTTGTTTAGATATTAAAAAATAACTATCATTTATTTTAAAACATAAATTATCTCTTGAACGTTTTAAATAATCATCGATTTTAACAGTCTCTTGAAGCATAGCATTAAATCCATTAGCATTTAAGTTAAATTGTTCTGGTGGTTGTGGTGGTTGTTGTGGTTGTTGTGGTTGCGATGGTTGTTGTGGTTGTGGTGGTTGTGGTGGTTGCGGTGGTTCTGGACGTTGTAATCCCAATTCTTCTAACATTCTAATTACATCTGTCATGTTATTTTGTATTGCGTATTTAAATGCGCTATTACCTTTCTTATTAACTTTTTCAGGTTTAGATTTTCTCGTTTGTATTAAAGCTATTGCTAGTTCTGACATATTATTTTCACAAGCATATATCAATGCTGTATTTCCTTGCTTACCAATTTTTTCAGGTTTAGATTGTCCGGTTTGTATTAAAGCCATCGCTACTTCTGGCATATTATTTTTACAAGCATATATCAATGAGGTTGTGTTTTCATAGTCAACTTGTCCTGGTTTAGATTGTCCGGTTTGTATTAAAGCCAATGCTACTTCTGGCATATTATTTTGACAAGCAAATGCCAACGCTGTATTACCAAGCCTATTTACTTGTCCCGGTTTGGATTCTCCAGTTTGTATTAAAGCCATCGCTACTTCTGGCATATTTTTTTCACAAGCAAATATTAATGCGGTATTTTTGTTTTCTTCTTCATCAACGTGTCCTGGTTTAGATTCTCCGGTTTGTAGTAAAGCCAGCGCTACTTCTGATACCTTTTGTTTACACGCCCACATCAATGCGGTAAAATGTTCATCGTCAACTATACCAGGATTAGATTGTCCAGTTTGTATTAAAGCCATTGCTAAGGGTTTATTACCAGACCAACAAGCCCATCTTAATGCGGTAATTTGTCTTCTATTAACCTGTTCCGGTTTAGATTCTCCAGTCTCTATTAATGCTAATGCTGCTTCTGTATGCCAATAGTGTTGAGACGCAATTATTAATGCTGTATCACCATCATTATTTACTTGTCCCGGTTTTGATTCACCTGTTTGTATTAAATCAATTATTGGTTTGTTATTATGTACATGTTTACATGCATACATTAATGCAGTTTTATCATTAATAACGTATCCAGGATTAGATTGACCTGTCTGTAATAAAGCCGTTATTACATCTTCCATATTATTTATACAAGCCCACATTAATGCTGAATTTGACCAACGTGGTATTATTTCAGGATGGGATTGTCCGGTTTGTATTAAAGCCATGGCTACATCAGGCATGGCTTCCTGACACGCATATACTAATGCGGTATAACCGGTTGGTTCAACTTGTCCTAAATCATATCTTCCAGAATTGATTGCTTCAAATATTTTTGATTTATCATTTTCATAATTGTCCCTAATGATTTTTATCAAATCGCCCATATATATATAGTTACAAATTTTTAAACTATATATGTTATAATAACATTCATTTTTTATTTCTCTTAATTTTTCTTCTTGAAGTCTTTCTAGATTTACGGTTTCGATAAATTTTTTTCGTTTTTCTATATTTTTTCTTTCCACCGGCTTGTGTAGCGCCCATTGGTTGTATATCTAGTGTTTCTAGTAATCTAACAACCTCTTTTTGATTTTTTCGTTTTGCGATATCTAATGCTGTATTACCATCAGCGTCAATTTGCTCTGGATGAGATTGTCCGGTTTGAATTAGAGCAATCGCTACTTCTGGCAAATAATAATAACAAGCTAATATTAGTGCTGTATTACCGTTAATATGGTCGACTTGTCCCGGATTAGATTGACCAGTTTGTATTAAAGCCATTGCTACATCAGGCATTGAATGAACACAAGCATACATTAATGCGGTAAAACCGTTTTTGGAAGCTAATTCTGGTCGTGATTGTCCGGTTTGTATTAAAGCCATGGCTACATCAGGCATTTCGTTACTACAAGCGTAAATTAACGCAGTATAACCATCTGAATCAACTTGGCCTAAATCATATCTTCCAGATTTTATTGCTTCAAATATTTTTGATTTATCATTTTCATAATTGTCCTTAATAATTTGTATTATATCACCCATATATATATAATTATGTAAAAAGTTTTTAAAGTATATATATATTAATATTATAGTTAGGACGTCTAATAATCTGTTTTATATAAAATAATATATTCAAACATTCTCTCCATTAAATATTTGATTTATCTTCAAGTTTCTTTACTAAAATGAACTTAAATTAGTAATTCCTCTACCGATAATAAGACCATGAATATCATGTGTTCCTTCATATGTATTTACTGCTTCTAAATTTAACATATGTCTTATAACGTGGTATTCATCTGAAATTCCATTGCCACCTAATATATCTCTAGCATTTCTAGCAACATTCAAAGATTTTAAACAATTATTACGTTTAATGATAGAAATTGTTTCTGGAATCATGTTTTCGTCATCTAACATTCTTCCTACTCTTAAAACAGATTGTAGTCCTAATGTTATTTCTGTTAACATGTCTGTTAATTTTATTTGAATCAATTGGTTTGATGCTAATGGTTTATTAAATTGTTTTCTCTCTATTGTATATTCTCTGGCTCTTAAATAACAATCCTCAGCAGCTCCAAGAACACCCCATGCTATACCATACCGCGCGTTATTTAGACAAGAAAATGGGCCTTTCAAACCTTTAACATTTGGTATTATATTTTCTTTTGGAACAACAACATTATCCATAAATATCATACCTGTATTAGATGCTCTTAATGAAAACTTGCCTTCTATTTTTGGTGATGATAATCCTACCATATCTTTTTCTAGTATAAATCCTCTTATATCATTATTTTCATCTTTTGCCCAAATGATAAATACATCAGCAATTGGTGAATTTGTGATCCAATTTTTACTACCATTTAGAATATAATTGTTGCCGTCAAATTTAGCGCGTGTTTTCATTCCAGATGGGTCACTTCCGTGGTCTGGTTCTGTTAGACCAAAACATCCTATTAAATTTCCTTTAGCTAATTCAGGTAAATACTTATCTTTTTGTTGTTGAGATCCAAATTTATAAATTGGATACATTACCAGAGAAGATTGAACACTCGCACAACTTCTATAACCGCTATCAATTCTCTCAATTTCACGCATAATTAACCCATATGATACATAATTTACACCTGCGCATCCGTACCCATCGATTGTCGGTCCGAGTAACCCAATATTACCCATTTCCTTTATTATATTTTTATCAAAAACTTCATTCCTAAATGAAGTAACAATATTTGGTTGTAGAATATCTCTCGAAAAATTATATGCTAATTCTTTTATAGATTTTTCTTCTTGAGATAATTGATTTTCTAATAAAAACGCATCTCGGTAATTAAATAAATTTCTTCTTACAATTCTATTAAAATTATTTCTTAACATTATTTATTATATAATAATTATTATCTATTTAAACTAATTTAATTTAATATTAAGTTGCGTATAATAATCCAGCATTACCGCCAACAAATATAACCATATTGACTCTTTCTTCAATAACATATAAATTGTAATTATATTCGTAAATTCTCCAGGTAGGTTTATTTATACCAACAATGTCGCCTGTTGCTGGGTCACATATAGTTAAAACTTGTGCGTAAGGATCGGCAGGAGGAGTAATAGTAGTGAATTGTAATTGAACGTTAGTAAATCTACTCATATTCATAGCGCCCGATGGTTGAACTTTAAATGGATCAGTATCTAAACAAAAATTATAACAATAAAGTCCAGGCGGAGCAAATCCAGCAGTTCTTACATATTTTTCTACAAAATTATATACACCTGCGGGTAGAATATTCTCTCTATACTGGCCATCTAATAATATTCCAAGCGCTACTAATATATCTTTTAGATTTTGTGGATTATATACACCGGTAGTATAAAGTCCGGATAAAGTGCCATTTGGTTCTAGTCCAGGTCCTAATAAAGGTGGTCCAGCAGGATTCGGATTTGGATAATCTCCTGCTGGTGGCGCTGGCATTACATCTTGCGGCATATATTCGTAAGGCCAGTTGGTATAATTGGACCATTGATTTCTTAGATTAGCGTCACTGCGCTGAAAATAAAACATCCAACTAATAACCATGCCTAATGAATCCATATTTACAATTTGTTGTCCAGTAACATTATAAAAAACCTTTTCATATACTTGTTTGATTAAATATTTTTGTTCATTCTTCGCAAATATGGTTGATTCGTCATTAGAGAGAAAACAATATGTACAATTTAAATTAATATCAGCAAACCAATTAGTTCTTGTATCAACATAAGAATTCGGGCCTAACTCTTCATCCGGTGGTGTTTGTAAAAATCTATAAAATTGCATATAATATTGATTGAAATTAGGCGCTACAACTGGAAAATTATTAGTATAATCAACAACATCACGAACTGTAAACCATTCATTAATTGGTCTAAAAGTGACATTAATCCATAATTCATTATATTGAAGAGCAACTAATGGAAATGCTTGCGTTGAGAGAAGACTAAACCAAGAACCAAGAGGTATATATAATGTGCGTCCCATAATTGAAGGTTGAGCTCCAGCAGGACTTGTAGTATAAAACGCATTTGGATACGCATTTACACGAGTTCCAGCATTTGCTGGGTCATTTAGCTCTGGAATGTTACCAATCATTTCATTAAATAGTGCCAATTTTTGACCGCTAAAATCTCTCTGTGCTGAAGCTAGAATATATTGACCTGAATATTGTTGTAGTTGTTGATTACCACAATTAATAGTTATTTTGCTTATGATTTGAGCTCCCAAATTTTTTATCCACGCAAATTCATATGGCGACCAATCTGAATAAACTGTTGTTCCGTCATTATTTTCATATGTTTGTGGTGGTAAAATTGGAGACCATATATTGGGTAGGTTAATAGAAATATAACAATCCATAAGTAAATCTGCGTACCTACGAATTTTAAACGTGAATGTGGATTCAGCAGTTAAACTAAGTTGAGGTGTCCCTTCAAATTCTATGCGAAAATTTTGCTTACCATAATTAGTGTATTTTTTATAAGTGCATTTAAAAAATGATTTTTGAGGGTTTCCGTTTAAAATTATATTTTGTTGTCCTTCCGAAACAAGATTCATTAATCCGCCTCCCATATTTAGTATATAATATGATTATTTTTTAATTCTTAATTTCATCATAATATAATTTATATCAAATACAAATAAATATCCTCATAAATTAAAATTGTTGTTTCTAAAAATTAATAAAATAGATATATATTAATAATGTCAGCAACTCAAACGGATTTTTTATCAAAAATACAATCTTTAGATGAAGATTTCCAAATTTATATGATATCAACTTTTATATTCATTATTCTGATTATTTTTATTGTATATATGATTTATTTAAGTAGACTTAAAAATAAGGAATGTAGTTTTATGGATTCCCTTTATCCCTCAGTTAATGGAAATATTAGGTCTATTACTTCTTCAGACCCTGATTGTAGTGGTAATTTATTTGATTATTATATTAAAACTGCTTACAATGCGTGTAGTGGTGGTAGTTATAAAAATAATTTTGTAGACCTTTGTAATCTTAAAGCAGTTATAAAACAAGGTGTAAGATGTTTAGATTTTGAAATTTATTCTATAGATAACAAACCAGTTGTTTCAACAAGTACAATAGATGATTATCATGTTAAGGAAACATTTAATTCGGTAAATTTTGATTCAGTTATGGATACAATTCGTAATTATGCTTTTGCTGGCGGTACTTGTCCTAATCCTACTGATCCTATGTTAGTTCATTTGCGATTTAAGAGTAATAATCAAGAAATGTATAAAAACTTGGCAAAAATATTCAAGGCGAATACTAGTATAATGTTGGGTCCAAGTTATAGTTATGAAGTGGAGGGAAAAAATTTAGGAAATGTGCCGTTATTATCTCTCCAAAATAAAGTTATATTGATTGTAGATAGAAGCAATACAGCATTTTTAGAAAATGAGGAGTTACTTGAGTTTGTAAATTTGACAAGTAATTCTATTTTTATGAGAGAATATAACTATTATAATGTCAAAAATAATCCTGATATTAATGAATTAACTGAATATAATAAACGAGGTATGACGATAGTTCTTCCTGATAGTGGTTCTAATCCTCCAAATCCCAGTGGTCTGCTTTGTAGAGCAGTTGGTTGCCAAATGGTAGCAATGAGATATCAATATGTAGATAATTTTCTTACTGAGAATGCTGGGTTTTTTGATAATGCTGGTTATGCTTTTTCTCTCAAACCACTTGAATTAAGATATCAACCAGTTAGTGTGCCTGCTCCAACACAACAAAATCCTAATTATTCTTATGAAACTAGAACAGCATCTACAGATTATTATAGTTTTAAATTTTAATAGTTTTAAATATATATAAAGACTTTCAAATATATATATTTAACATGATACCATACGTGTTTTCAAGTGTTCGAACAGGTCGTAAACGTCCTTATTTGCATCAAGATTTTGGTCTTGTAAAAGAAGATGAAACGCAAACATATTTTTTAGACAAAATTAGTGAATTTATATCTGATATAATAGACTATGAAACTTTAAAAAGTGTTGAAGATATGGATAATTTTTTTGATAACTATTGTGATGATTGTTATATGGAAAATTCGCCATGGGATGTCATGATTTTTAGAAATGGAGAATGGGAAAATATGACACCGTCATTTGACAAAATTTGGGAACATATTCAACTTCTAAAATTAGAGGAGAAAAAAGAAGAAAAATACGAAGAAGAAAAAGAAGAGATAATTAATTTGACAGAAACCGATAAGGAAATACTGGCAAAATTAAACGATTTTTTTAAAGAATTATTAAATGAAATGCCATTGACTCCTGAAATAATAGAAAATTTTAAGAATATGAATCAATATCAACAATTTACATTTTTATTTAATAATGTGACACCTAAAAAATATTCTGAAAATAAAGAGTTGTTTCATAAATTTTTAAATATTTCTATTAAACTTATGAAAAAAGATATCGAAAATATTTCAGAAAAATTAGAAAGTAAGCATGATGATGAATTATCGGAACAATTAGAACAATTATTATATGTTCTAAGTAATGCTATATTAGTTAAACAAACTTTCAATATTTAGTATAACCATTCAATAATATTTATATCATCTATTAAATATTTTCTTTTGATTACATCAATAATTATACGAACTGCTATTTGGTGGCGCGCTTCACGATATGTATCAATATCTTCTAAGACGCTAATCATTGTAAAACCTGGCGACCAATTGTTACTACATAATATTGTTTCGCAGCAAAAACATTGTATTCCTGTATATTGTTTAAGTTTTTTATAAAATTCAGAATTCATTGTATTATGCTTAAAATTGATATATTTATTATCAATATATAATTTAGGGTGTTTAAATGGATAATTATATGGTATAATAAATTTGTAATACTTATTATCATTTAAATTTTTAAATGTAACTTCATATTCAGGATATTTTTTATAACTTGTATCATCATTTTGTTTGACTAAAATATCTTGTTCGATACATATATTTTTACGAATCATTAATTGTAATTCTCGTTTAACTCTTTTTTTAACACCAGAGTTTGTTATTGTCAACATTTGTTGTTCCATATTTATTACTGATTAAAATATCTAAATTTTTATATTATTCAATTTTATTTTAATTGTATAATATAGGAATGCCAAAAGATAAAAATATATGTAAAAACTTGTCATTTAGTGATTGCGAGTTAGCAATTCTTCGTATGGCAGTTGATGAAGCAGAGGAAAAAATGGGTAGACGAGTTGTAAATTCAGATGATGTTCAAAGAATAATAGATATTGTTGAAGATTTTATTACGCGTAAAAAATTAATATGTTACGGTGGGACAGCAATAAATAATATTTTACCAGAAGAAGATAGATTTTATAATAGAGAAGTTGAAGTTCCTGACTATGATTTTTTCTCTCAAGATGCTTTAAATGACGCTAAAGAATTGGCTGATATATATTACAAAAAAGGTTTTATTGATGTAGAAGCGAAATCAGGACAACATCATGGGACATACAAGGTTTATGTTAATTATATGGCAGTAGCGGATATAACACATTTACCAAAGGAAATTTATACAGTTTTGAAAAGAGATTCAATATCAGTAGCAGGTATATTATACGCACCACCGAATTTTTTAAGAATGTCTATGTATCTCGAATTATCTAGACCAGCAGGAGATATTAGTAGATGGGAAAAGGTGTTAAAAAGATTATCACTATTAAATAAGAATTATCCGATAACAGATATAAATTGTAATGACGTTAATTTTCAACGTAGTATGGAAAATATAAAAGATCAAAAAGAAATATACGAAATAGTAAAAAATTCACTAATAAATCAAGGTGTAGTATTTTTTGGGGGATTTGCGAATACTCTTTATTCTCAATATATGCCAAAAAATTTACAAAAAAAAATACAGGAAATTGCTGATTTTGATGTTTTATCAAATAAACCGCAGGAAACTGCGAGCGTTATAAAAGAAAGATTAGAAGATAATGGATTTAAAAACATAAAAATTATAAAGCAGAAAGAAGTAGGAGAAATAATCCCAGAACATTATGAAATTAAAGTTGGAAAAGATTCGATTCTTTTTATTTATAAACCTATTGGGTGTCATAGTTATAATATTTTAATGTTAAATGGTAAAAAAGTAAAAGTAGCGAGTATTGATACTATGTTAAGTTTTTATTTAGCATTTTTGTATGCGAATAAACCTTATTATAATCAATTTATTCAAAGAATTTTATGTATGTCAAAATTTTTATTTGATGTTCAGCAAAAAAATAGATTATCACAAAAAGGTTTATTAAAAAGATTTAGTATTACGTGTTATGGACATCAAGAATCCGTTGAAGAAATGAAAGCTGAAAAGGCAGCTAAATATAAAGAATTAAAGCAGTCAAAAGATAAGAAACATTTTGAAGAATGGTTTCTAAATTATAGACCAGATGACATAAATGCTAATAAAGAAAATAAAAAATCAAAAACTGTTAAAAAAAAGAAAATTAAAACAAAAACAAGGAAAAATAAAAAAGGAATTCTAAATATTTATTAAATATGAATAAATTATGAATTATGATTCATAGTACAGAATCCCCCAGGACAATCCATTTCTGAATATTCTTTTGACATATTTTTAGTTTGATAATATTTATAAATAAATATAGCAATTAAAACAACTAATATAGTTACACCAATATAAATGTACATAGTATTATCAGTTGTATTAAAACTGATTACTTCATTCACTTCAGGAATATTTAAAGAAAATGCTGAATCCGTAATATCAATAGAATCCATTTATATTGACATTTTACAAATAAATGATTATTTAAACTAATATATTATAAACAATAATCTTCTAAAATAACGCTAAATATAGTAAATAATGTTTTTGAGAATATTTTTGAAAGTAAATTATTTTTGACGTCAGATGATATATATTTTTTGATATAATTAATGAAATATAAAATAAGTATAATAATTTTTTCCATTAATAATTTGAAATTATAATGACATAAATTTGTTATAGACCATTCATTAACATAACTACACATACTCGTATTAGATTTTTTAATGAAAAAACTATGAATGTCTAACAATCCAGAGAGAATTCTATGAAAATTAGTTTTTTCATTTTTAATATTAATTGAACTGAAAAATTTATCATAACTTAACAGTTCCATATGTAATATTTTTTTATTAGTTTCTTTTGTAAAAATATATGCGTTTATACCATCAATATATTTTTTTTTATATAACAAATTATTATCAACTAATAAAGGAATATAACAAGATTTAATAATAGTATCTATTATTTCATCTACATTTTTGTAGGTTGATTTTATTATTTTTTTTTGATTTAATATATCATTATAAGTAATAAATAATTTATTATTAACCTTGGAGCATATATCATTAGGAATTCTTTTAATCAAATACTTCTTTATTTCTTTAATAGGTCTTAAATTAAACTTTTTTTTAAAGTTAATATTTACAATTTCATATAATGTAGGTATTAAATCAAGTGCGTCAATATAATATAATAAACCTATAATGGAGCCAATACTACAACCAGAAATTCTATCGATTTGAATATATTTTCTTCTCTCCATTTCTTTTAAGAAATAAAGCGCGCCAACTAGATAGCTACCGTTAAATATTCCACCATCTAATACTAAATCTATTTTTTGTAACTTTTTAGAATCATCGGGCAAATTTTCAATTAATTTATTTACATATTCATCAATCATAATATGTATTTTATATTTTAGATAAGTAAATTAACGTAAATAGATATTTAGAATGTGCCAAAATACGATGTTGTTTTCATAAAAAAGTGAAATAAAATACCGAATAAAATACTGGTAAATAAATAACCATTTATATTATAGTTGCCGTCATTTGAAAATAAAAATGGTATGTATTTATATAAAAATTTTTTGAAAAATGGTAATTGAAATAAAAAGTATAAAACAGAAACTAATAATGGCGTTTGAATCTCATCGTATATATCATCTAATGAATTATTTATTTGCTGTGATTTGTTATATTTATTAATCATATCAGATGATTGTTCATAATTTTTAATATAATCATTATGTGGTGGTGGAGTTGGTACATAATTTGGTATTACGTGTGGGTCATTAGTTATATTATTTGAATTAATAGGTATATCACGTGATGGTAATTGAGTTGCTCCAGCGATTGTAGCTTGTTGTAATCCACTAACAATTTGATTAATAGTTGTTTGATCTAAAGTCATTCCAGAGTTTGAAGGATTTTGTGTTTGTTGTGCCGTCATTGTTATATTATTACTGACATTTCCACCACCAACTGGATCGGTTGGTAAATCTAAAATACTAGTTGCGTCGCTCATAATTATTATAAAGAATGATTGATTATAATAATTACGCAAATAAAAGTTTATTCAAATGAAACTGTTTTAGCGTTTAAAGAACATTTTGAGGCTACTGGAACATATTTAACACATTTACCATTATTTTTATAGATTTTATCCTTAATTTCATCTAAAGGTGGAGCGCGAAAAACAAGGCAATTATTATCTTTACAAATTGTTCTAAATAGAGAAGCTAAACCTAATCCTAACAAAATTGACATAATAATTTTGCCTGTTTCGGTATGTACAAATTTTCCAAGATACATTCCCATTTATATTATTACTTTATAAATATTCTAAACTTGCATAGGTATTTTTGATATTAAATTTTCATCATCAGGACATTCGATACTTTCTTCTTCAAAATAAAAACAATTATCAGCCTTATCTTTAAATAATACCTTGTCTACATTTTCAGGACTAGGATAGATATAAATTGTTTTCATTTCTGGTCCTAGTATATAAATAAACAATAATCCTATTATAAAACTAACTAGAAATATAGGTATTGAAATATAATTAAACATCATATTATATAGTAAGAAAAATATTTTATATTAACTTATACATATATCTGCGTTGAGGGAACTCAAATTTAAGTTCAACTAATTTATTCATTTCATCTTCTAATTTATCATAATTTTTTTCTTTTGTTTTTGGGTCTATAGTGTAGTATGATAAATATTCTGATTGTTTTTCTTTAGGTAAATCATTAAATACTTTATTATAAACAGAAACACCAAAGTCATATTTACCATTTTCTACTTCTCTTGGTGGGATAATAATATTTGGAGGTGTTGTTATATTACAACCGTAGAAGTCTGGTTTTGTTCTATCATTTACACATTTATACATAAATTGATTCATCCAATCAATATTTAATTTGAATTCATCGGTTACCCACCAAGGCAAATTATTCCATAATTTTTGATATTCTGGATTTTTCCAAGATATACCACTTTTACCCTCACCAAATATAGGTTCATCTTTTATAGGACCTTTATTTACTTCAGGTTGTATTTTAATAGAAATTTCTTCGGGTTCTTCTTCTTTAATTTCATCTGCTATTTTTTCAGACAAGTCAGTATATTTTGATTTTCGTTTAAATGATTTCAATCCAACATCAAATGCTATAACTTTGTCTTCATAAGTAAGGGATGTCAACATTTTATCAATACTGAATTGTTTTTGAATTAATACGCAATTATTAGCGTTATCATTATAAACGGCATTTACGTCATACTTTAAATTTCTAATTTTTTTCATAATTGGATCAATTATTGTGGCGTAAATTTCAGCCGCATCAGTTGCGTATTTAGTGTCATTGTTTTCGTTCATTTTTTTTATACAATCTTTAATTTTATCGATATTCTCATAGAAAATAACAAGAGATTCTTCTAGTTGGTCTTTTCTTTCTTGATTATCAGTAATATTATTATATACATTTAAATAACCTTCGTAAATAGATGATAACTCTGAAACATATGATTTATTATTTTCAAAATTTTCAAGAGCGGTTTCGGTTGTTATTAATCCAAATAATAATTTATTTTTGTTATCAATAATTGTGTTTTTATATTCGGTGATTTCGCCTTTAACATTTCTAATTGATTCTTCTAATAATTCGACATTACCTAAATTAATTTGAATATCAAGATTACATGGGTCCGCTAAATTACCACAACTAGCTTTATATACTCTATGAGAATCATTTTTATCGTCAGCAGGATAATATTTAATTGAAAAAATTGTGCCTAATCTTGATGGACGCTTACAATTAATACATTTTGGTTTTAATTTAAGATACTCGGCTCGTTTCTCTCTTTTACTAAGCATATTTTGATTAAGAATTTTTCTTTTATTTTCTCTATTGACGCTTTCAAATTTTTCCTTTAACCTAAAATATTCATTTAAAGCTTCATTAACAGTAGGAATTTCTTCGGTGAAATTATTATCAATTACTATTTTGTTTTTAGGATTTGGATTTCTAATTAACTTTTTCTTTTTAGGTTGTAATACAAATTCTTCGCCTTCTGAATCATTATTAAGTATTTCATTACCGGGTATTTCATTGTCTTTATCAAGTAAAATATCATTTTCTGACATTATATATTATAGTTAATAATTTAATTTTAAATAATAATAATATGATAAAATTTAAACAGTTGGACGTGAATGTATTATATCATATTCATTTTCCCATTGTGGTAGTCCCGTGATTAGTTCTTGATGCGCTTTTTGTTTAGCTATTTGAAAGTTTTTTATTTTTTCTAATATGTACTGCTGTTTTTCCTTATTTTTTTTCGCTATTTCGACAGGGGTTAATCTACCTTTGTATTTATAAACAAGAATGCCTCCTAAAATAATAAAAAATAATATCAACATTCCTATATTAAAAATCATATTATGAAAATTTTCTCTTATTATATGAGCTTGTTTTAATGCTTGGTTTAAAAAATATTTAACACCTGGTTCAGTTAATGTTGGTTTAGGCACAGGTTCCTGAAAATTCATATAAAATATAGTTAAAATTATAAATTAAATTATACATATTATCTATATGGCAAATTCATATTTAAATATTGTAACATTTTTATTGACAACACTTTTTTACTACATGGTTCTTAAACCTACTTTACATTTTTCAGTTTATAAAAATAAAGATGAATACGCTAATTATATGACTAGTAATTATATGTATTTAGCTATATATTTGCTACTAGTAATAATTATACAATTTATAGTTAACTCGTCAATAATAGCTAATACATGCGGTGGAAATATAACTGAGAATATGGGTGCAGCTGGAGTGCTAACATTTTTACCATGGATTTTAATTTTCGGTGTATTAATAGTAATTTTAACTGTATATCCTGGATTTAAAAGCGCGTTTTCTGATGTCGTTGGATACTATTATGTGTCTAATTCTGCTAATAAAGTATTAACTGAATTATTGGTTAACCAAGATATTGAAAACAAAATAACAAGTGATGAGACTTTAACACCTGAAAAGAAGGCTGCGCTTGAGTCTGCTGCTGACGCAATTATTAAAATATTTGGTAACGCTTCTATATTAATAAATCAGATAGTGCCGAATAATTTCGAACAATATTGGAGTATTCTTACACCATTAATGAAGGATAAATATAAGTCTGAAGGTCCGGAAACAGACGCAATAAAAAATAACTTATTTGAACTAGTTGTTACTAGAGATAATGTTGGTGAAGCAATGTGGTATATATATACAGGATTATTATTAACATCTATAGTCCAACTAAAAATAACGACTCGTGGTTGTGCGAGTAATTCACAAACAATGGAAGCGAATTATCAAAAATTTTTAGAACAAGAACAAAAAACTAAAGAAAATAATGAAAAAGGTTCAACAACATATACATTGGCTGGTTAAAATATTTATTTACATACTTAAATATTTTAAATTATTTACTTTTATATTTTTTATTATTTTTTTTTGTATTTGATTTTTTATTTTTTTTGTATATTTTTTTTGTATATTTTTTTCCACCATAAGGTGTTTCAGATGGTCCCATAATTCTTTCACCATAAGGTGTTTCAGATGGTCCCATAATTCTTTCACCATAAGGTGTTTCAGATGGTCCCATAATAACAGGTTCTTCATGTTTTAAATGTATTCTTTTAAACAACCCAGGATATCTTACCTCAATGTCAATTATTGATTCTTTATGAAATTCATAATACTTGTCTTTCGATGATTTATCTGAGCTGGTATAACCAATGCCTTTTAATATAACGTTAAAATTTTTATCAATTAATAATGTATTAGCTACTTGTAATAAATCACTGTATAAGTCTAAATTGCGAATATTTGGAAGTTTGTATAACTGTGACAAAATAATAAATAAACGTCCACTTACAGAACTCAAATCTCTAAAATAACTAGAAAGTCCTGTGTCGAAAGGAATGCCCGTTTTATTATGTAACCAAGTTATATTTTTTGGAACAATGATCGGTGAATTATAACGACCAGCCCATCCAATTAAAATAAAATCTTCTTCCATTATAATAACATATAAATATATAATTATTTAAAGAGATAATTATATAATTAATATATACGCATTTTATAATGTCAGATGATTGGGAAGATTGGACGGATAATGATCTTATTATTCCGGTTTTGAATACTGCGCAATTAAAGCAATTAGAAGAGAGAAAATTAGTCGAAGAATCGGATAATGCTTTAACTAAAGAATTATTTTCAGATGATAAACAAAGTGACTTAAAAATAGTTACCAAACAACAGACAAAAATGACAACTACTAAAAAATGTAATAGAGAAAAGTCAGTAACTAATAAAGAAATAAATGAGAGAAAACAAAAAGAATTTTCTAAAAAAAATAAAGAAGAAAAATTATTAAAGAAGAAAATTGCTGAAACTTTTGGTGATGCGGAAGAAGACAATGAATATGCTGAATACGAAGATATGTTTTATTAAAAAATTTTAGGAGCGCTTATATAATATAGAACAGCTAAATAACAAAGAATTCCTAATAAAAGTGAGAGAAGCCATATTGGCAAAATAGTTTTATTTCTATATCCTACACCAAATTCACGAATACTACCATCTCTATTATAAAAACAAGCAGGTTTCATCATTTGAATAGTTCCAAAAATGATTACAAATAAAATAACTGATACTAATGTGATATTTTCTCTAATATATGTTTTATACATCTAATATATAATTATAAACTATTTTTTATAATTATATTTGTCTAAAATAAAATACTTATTTCTCTAACAATTAGTCTTCTTGTGCGTAATCATCATACTCTTCTTCGGGCGCCTCTACCCCATCAAATCCACCATCATAATAAGTTTCATTTAAAAAACCTATATCATAAGCATCCTGTTCGATGTCTTTTTCCATTTGTCTTTGTTCTAAATATTCATCTACTAAAATATCTATATTTTCATCTGTAGCATCTTTATTTTTATTTCTAATTCTTCTCTCTGCCTTTTCCATTTCATATCTTAATTCTTGTTCCTCGGGTCTTTCATAGAAATCTTTATCGTACATAGTTAAACCTTTTTCTAAACCTTTGCTATATATACCTTGTTTAAGTATTTTAAATACATTATCGACATTTCTGGCTTCATCTGTCATATTTTTCAATTTATCAGTAACTAAATTTTTTTCCCTTTCTCTCAACTTGAATACACTATCTTGTATTTCTTCATATGAAATATTTATATTTTGCTTTTCATTTTCGAATATATCCATGAAAGATACGATAAGTTCTGCTATTTTCTCCTTAAGAACTTTTTTATTACCTGTTAAAATTCTATTATCTACAATATTGCGTGATGACATTCCCAAATCTACTTTTGTTTCACTTTCTTCAACATAATCTACACTAAATATATCAGTAACCTCAACGTTTGATTTAACTTCAGTTACAATCATATCGGGATCATCCGTTAAATATGTATAATTTATTAAAATTCGTAGCAGATAATATTCAAATAAATATCTACTTGTTCTCTCGTCTATTACTCCACGAATGGTTCTATCGCCATTTTTTATACTAGAAAAACAAGGTGTTGCTTGAGATAAATTTACAATATTTTTACCTAATTTTTGAATCTTAGGTAATATATTTAATAAAGCAGGGATACCATAAAATTTTCTAAGTTCCTCGAAGTAATCTGCTATTTGTGTAGTAATTTTATTTTCATGATTTTTTGAAAAATTATAGTATTTTGGAATATATGTTTTACCATAATTGACCTTATTTAAAATAATATTAGGGAATACGTTGATAAAATTATCTATAAATGTCTTAAAAAAGTTAGTAACATTATACATTCCATCATCTGATATTTTAATATCCTCATTTCTATTTGATGAATCTGAACTCCATGTTGAAAGACTATTTATACATTCTATAAAATGTCTAGATTTACTCCTATTAATATTTTTTCCATTATTTTCTATAAATTCAATTATCTCCTTACTCATTTCTTCATTAGCTCTTATTAAGAAGTTATTTAAATTTTTAACTTGCTGTGTACTTTCTTCCCTAGCAATATCAAATGTATCAATTGCCTCCCTAATTAAATTAATCAATGACAATTCAATCATTTCATCTTCATTATTCTCATCATATATAGCTTCTAATAATTCGGATAATTTGGCTACACAAGAAATGATTGGATTGTCAACATCAATATTTATAATATTCTCTCTACTAATCAATTGTATAAGTCTCAAAAATTGTTGGTCTGTATAATTTGTTCCATCTTCTTTTAGTTTCTGTATAATTCTGCCGATTGTATCTAATGGATTAATTAGATTTGAATCAGGTTTGCTAGTACATAATGGTATTAATTCTTGTGGTATTGGTGCGAGTGATTTAAATTTACAATAAAAAATAAACGCAATATAAATTGTTTTTTCGTCAAACTTTCTATCAATCGAAGGATAAATATTCTTAGTATTTATGTCACTATATAACATAGATGGCTCTGTTATACTTCTTATATCGTCTAGCATATTGGTAAGCTTTTGTATTGTGTCATTAAACATAGTAATATCAGAATTACGAGTCGTAAAATAATTAATTGTTGGTTCATTTTCTTTGCTATCACAACATGCGTTTTCAAGATAAGGTTCATTATTTGCTGTATGGAGTAGAACTTTATGTGTTTTGACTATTTCTTGAATCTTTTCTTGAATGGCTAGAGAGAATTGAATAATTTTAGATTCCATAACAAGAATTTTTTCCTTTTGTTCTAATTTTCCAGTTCTTAAATCATTAGCTAAACTTTTCTGGAACTGTTCTGAAATATTAGTCAAATGTTTAATTTTAAAAGGTATAAGAGGTGGTAGGAAATCCGTCCATTTTGATATATCATGTTCTTCTGCTATTGCTGTAGCCGGATTAGTTAATAAATATTGAGTTTTTTCTGAAAACTTTCTTTGAACATCTGGATTTTGAATCAAAAAATCATCAATAGACGCTTTAATTCTTGCTTGAATTTTATCTACAGATGTCTTTTTTAATACATTCCATGGTTCTCCAGAATCTCTTATATCAAATGTAACACAAGCTAAATAGGCTAAACTGCTAGTATCAGATTGACCATCAAAAGGATATCCAGTAAAAGAACGAACACAACCGGGATGCGTTTTTCTTGTTTTAATCGATGGAATCGATGTTTGAATGGCAATTAAATACATTCCTAAAGTATAATAAAGGAGAGAAGTATTAAAGAAATCTCTATAAGAAGGTAGTCTTTTACCTTTTTCTGCTGCGGATTTTATTTTTTCTTTATAATCACTCTCACTTTCAACTGTAGATTTAATCGTCTCTATAACAGAATTAATAATAAATTCTTTTTGAGTTTCGATATTAATACCCATAGCAATAGCCAATGTATTAACTACATTATTAATCATTATGGTCTCTGGTGTAATATATTTAATAAATTTTTCATTAGTAGCGGATATTATTTTATTTCCTGCGTCATCTTCCATAACAGCCCTAGATACAACTTTAAAACCCTCGTCATAACCTTCTTCCGTATCAAAATCACCAGGACATATAGGCCATCCTGTGTACTTATCAGTCCACCAATCTCCGTCATCACTAAGCTGACCATTAGTAGCTTTTATATTTTCTAATGTGACTTGATATAGATATTGAGAATCGCAAAATGCTGCGGCAAGTTCCTTTTTAAATACAGGAAGCAAAGGAACTCCTGTTTTTACACAATATAACCAATGCTGAGACTCAGGTTTTCCATTAGCTGAAATACCTGGAACATTTGAACGCGTAAATTTATTAGCGAAACGAAGTATGTCTCCTTGTTTTTTTACAAAATCTCTCTGACTTAAAATAATGTCAAGTAATGGAGAGAAAGGAGATAAGACTTGTCCTTTAAATTCATCTTCTATAACCAACCCCATCTTAAATTTTTGATTATTGTATTTTAAAAATTCATTTGTTTGAATTTTTGATATAATAGGCATTATAGACAAGAAATAATCAAATTGGTTCTGTATTTCCTTTTTAAATTCCTCATTTGATAGTTTATATTTTGAATCAAATTCACTTATTATATTTGTCAATAAAGAATTTTGTAAACTTAATTCATTTGTTGTCATGCTTTCGCATTTATCATCTGTTTTAGTTGTAACATTCATACATTTCTCTTGTAAATCACAAATGATAGATGATTCATCTATGTTTGGAACACTTTTTGACAACTCTTTATCAAGAACCCATTTATTATCTTTTCTAACATAATAATCAATTTCGTCTTTTATATCACTAGCAAAACCTTTGTATAATAACGCATACTGACCATCTATTACCTTTTTATTTCCATCAATTAATGTTTCAGCTAGATAATTAGCATCTATTTCCGACAATTTATTTTTTTTAATTTGATCGAAAACTATGTGTTCTTTAAGTTTTTCTGGAGTAAGTTTCATTACAAATTCAGAATATCCTCCTTTTTTACTGTCTTCTTCCATTATTCCATAATTTGTTTTATCGTATCTTTTATCGAAAAATATTATCATATCATTGTCGTTTTGTAATCTTTCCAATGAATTATACATTTTAGCAATAGTAATAGTTTCACATTTATCAGTTTTCTCTTCGTTTTGTAACTTAGATTCTTTGGATTTTTGTTCGATTTCAAAAATTTCACTAATATCCTTCGGAAACATTAATTCTAAATTTTGATAAGACAAAGCAGATGTATATAAATGTCCATAATCTTTTAAAATTATTTTACGTAAAATTTCAGAATTAGTAAATGTATCCTTCACATCTTTAAATCCGTATCCAGTTTCAATAACTTCTTCCCTATATTTTTCAGTATTTAATATTTCTATTAATGAATATGCTTTTGAATCATGAGGTTTAGTTTTTCTAATTCGTGATAATTGCGAAAATACTCTAGATAATTTTATCATATTTTTGTTGTAATCTGAAATTTTCTCATCTATAAACTTAGAAATCTCAGTATATTGATTATATGTCAAATCATCTGTATATATTAAGAAAGGTTCCAGATAACCAACCACTTCTATAATGGATAATTTGCCAGTAATATATTTTTTCATTAAATTAAATAATATCTTAGTTTTTGGCACAATTGATTCTACGTATTTAGTGTATAATTCTTTTTTAGACATTCCACGTGACTCTTCAGGTGAAATATTTAATATATAATTTCTTATACCATCAACAAAATCATTTTCATGTAATTCTAACGGGTTTTCAAAAGATTCTACAAAAATATTTGACACATTAGTTTTTTTCTTTAGTAATTGCCAATAATTTATAAATACAGTATTTAAATTTGCCTTAGTGAGTATGTCTGTGCTAGGTAGATTAATTCTAGAGAAACGAACTGCCGGTTCAGGTAGAGTCATAATTGATTTTAAAGATAATAAATCGCTATTTGTCATATTAACTCTAACTGTTGTCATTTTAGATGACGTTACATTTGTTGCGTCTAACTTTGTATCTCCTAATGTATATTTTGATATAACAAAACGCCTATTTTTTATCATAGTATTATTGAATATAGACGAATAAAAATCTTCTAGATTATCTATGACTGTATTTATATTTTCATTTACGTCTTTTTCATAAATAATATCATTGATTTCTTCAGCATTTCGATAATCGAATGGTCTAAAATAAGGTGCTAAGTCTGTATATAAAGAACTGTATTTATTAATATCCGCAGGGAAATCATTTGATTCATAATTTTTAATTACTTCTTTCATTTGTCTAGCTTCAACTGATAAATTCAAATCTATAATATCATTATTTTCCTCCAAATTATATAAAGAGTCATAAATTTTTTTAATGTTCTTTACTACAGGTAATATCCAGTATAAATTAATATTAAAATTATATAACCATTCATTCAGTGGTTTATAAGCCGCTTCTTTAGTAATCATACTTGTAACATTTCCATATTGGTCGAACTCGGAAAACTTCTCTCTTAATTGTTTAAATCTCTCGATCATTAAATGAATATTGTTTAATACTCTAGGAGTTCTTTGTGCATTAGGAATAGTTGAGAGAAGTTCGTCTAATAAATCAGCGACTTGATTTTCAATACTATATCTCTCAAATCTTGTGGCTACATCTACAAATTGTTTAATAGGTCCAAGATTTTCATCACCGAAAACAATTTGGTCTGCTTTTACTATAATTTCTCTCAATTGGTCCTTTACGTCTTTTACAGGAATAGCAACTTGAAGTTTTTCTACTTCAATTACTTGCTTTTCTCTTTCTAATTCAGGGACTTCTTCTAGTTCTTCTTCTACGATTGGTTTTACAGGTTTATCCACAATTTGTATAAGTTCGATTGGTAAATTTTCTGGAATGCCTTTATAATCAAAGTTAATATATATAACATCTTCATCTGTTGTTGTTATTTCAATCATGTCTTCCTCTAAATTAGTAATTTCACCTACAATAATTGCTGGGTCAGGATCACCGAATACTATTTTTATCCACTTACCTGGAAGCAAACCATTTTGTCTAGCAAAACTAGCGGTGTCTGCTCTTCTAAGAATGGCAATTTTAGAGATATTACCATCACCTAAAATACCATCTTCTGATATGTTAATTTTGATTTTATTTAATGTATCTGTGTTAATTAAATAAGTTTTTGACCTGTCAATATAATCTATAAAAAATATTTGGTCATTTAGATTATCATTTACAGGATTTGTAATTTGAATTACATCTCCTAATTGTAATTCTATATCTTGATTATTACTTTCTGTCTTTAATTCTTCTGTCATTGATATATAAATATATTAGATATTTTTATACTTAAGTTATATTCAATTTAAATATAGTTTAAAGACATTTTTATAATATATAATATGAGATTCAATCTATCCGAAATTCCTAGCTTTAATTTACTCTTACAGGATGTTGTAAGTAATTCAAATATACTAAAATTAAATAAAATTGAATGTCGCACAAACAATTCAACTTATAAAGTTATTAGATATGATAAGAATTTATTATGTGTAGACTTGGCTTCATCTTATGGTTTATGTCGTTCTGTTATTGTAAATTCCGCAAATGAAGTAGTAGCCTTCGCGCCTCCAAAATCAATATCTGCTGATATTTTTATAAAGAAGTATCCTGATGATACATATAATGGATATATAGAATCAGAAGAATTTGTAGAAGGAACTATGATTAATGTGTTTTTTGATAAGACTATTGGAGTTACAGGTAGTTGGGAAATTACTACACGTAATACAGTCGGAGCAACATCGAGTTTTTTTAAATCACCTGGCTCTAAGACTTTTAGACAAATGTTTATGGAAGCAGCGTCTGAATGTAAATTAGATATTAATCAATTAGATAAGGAGTTGTGCTACAGTTTTGTGCTTCAACATCCTGAAAATAGGATTGTCGTTCCTTTTTCTAAGCCTCAACTCTATTTGGTTGGTGTTTATAAGATTAATAATGAAAAAAATAATATTACAGTAGATTCTTATGACCCATATAAGTATCAGCAATTTTTCAATGAATTAGGTACAACGGTTAAATTTCCGCAAATTTATACGTTTTCTAAATATTCAGAACTAATTGAAAAGTATGGTTCAATGAATACGTCATATGATATTGTTGGTGTAGTAATTCATAATAAATCAACAGGCGAGAGAACAAAGATTAGAAATCCAGTATATGAACAAGTTAGAAATTTACGAGGAAATCAACCGAAATTACAATATCAATATCTTTGTTTAAGAAAGGAAGGGAAGGTAAAGGACTTCTTAAAGTTTTATCCAGAAAATAAGAATGAATTTTCAACTTTTAGAGACCAGGTTCATTTATTTACAAATACATTATATTCTAATTATGTATCATGTTATATTAAAAAAGAAAAACCACTAATGGAATTTTCAGAACAATATAGAACACATATGTTTAATATTCATCAACTTTATATGAATGAACTTAGAGAGAAAAAATTGTTTATTAATAGTACAACCGTTCAAAAGTATGTTAATGAATTACATCCATCTTTATTAATGTATTGTTTAAATTTTCAGATGAGAAAAAGAAATGTTGATACAATTATTTCTGACAATATTTAATGTCTTCTACTTTTACCTTTTCTATGCTTTTTATGACTTTTACGTTTTTTATGACTTCTATTTTTTTTTGTTTTCATCCTTCGTTTTTTACCTCCTGTTCGTGTTGGCGGTTCAATTTCCATCTCGTCAAGCTGAGGTTCTAATTCTTCCCATGTTTCTTTAACTATATCAAAACTCTGACCTCTACATTTTGAGTATCTAGGAAATGCCCAGCAAAAGGCTTTTAAAGCTAATTTTTGCTTCATTGGCATATTATTATCAGCAATTGCATCTCGTATATTAGACCAGTATCTATCATATACTTCACTAGCAGCAGATAAATAGTAATTTAAAAAAATACGGGCTAATTTATCATATGCTTTTGGTTTATCAGTATATTCAAAAGATTGATCTTCTAGATATCTGAGTTCATCAGATAGAAGACCTAGTTGTCCTAGAGATATCTTTAATTGTTGTGGTGTAAAATCTGGGGCTGGATCAGAATAATCTGGTAATTGAGTTAAATCCATATATATAAAATTATATTATTTATAAATTTGTTAAAACTTATAATTAAAATTAAGATTATTTCAACGCATTCGTCTACTTTTATATTTTCTGCTATTTTTTCTTTTTGAATTTCTTCTCTTTTTTGTATTACGTCTTTTTCTTTTTTTACCGCCAGGTTGTACTGACACTCCTGGAGCTGGCGTTAAATGTGGCGCGGATACTCCTGAAGCTGGAGTTGAAATATTTGGGTTATTGCTTTTAGAAGGAGTCACCGGAGTTCCAGAAGATGGAGGGGGATTTGAAAATATTGGGTCATCCGCATATCTAACCATATCATTTGTTATGCCTGGACGAAGAGGTGTTCCTGGTGCTAAAGGTTTTCCAAAACCTGGTGGCGCGGGTTTATAATCTGTTTTAGTAGTATAACCAGAACTCATTATATAAATATTATGGAAAAAAATATAATATTTATATTAAACTGAATTTTTCATGTATTAACGTGAAAATTTATTAACGCGGAACTAATTTTAAAAACTCTTTACTAATTTTTCTAAATGTATCAATTGCTGTATTAGAACATTGCTTCAATAGACCTTTAATTTTAGAAATTTCTTGAGGTTCTGGGAAAGCAACTCGAATCACGCTAAATGTATCATGTGGATGTAACATTTTAAAACCACAAAATGAAAGCGTTCCATATTGATAATATAAATATAACATGTAATATTCAATTACTTTTCCAACAGTATAATCTTCATTATCAAGAATAATATCATAAGAATTTTTCATAGTATTATCAGATGTTTTAATTTCTATTTCATCATTATCAATAATATTATTTAAATTTTCTAATTTTTCTACCATAATTTTACAAGCAATATTCAGAAGTTCCGCATTTGTATAAATACCAACCGTTTGAATTACAAAATCAAAACTATCTTTCTTAAAAATACGCTTACCTTCTAGAAGTTTCCAATTGGCTGCTTCAAATTCTATCTCAGATTCTTTCTTACCAGCATCCTTCCATTTTTGCTTTAATTTTTGTAATTCGGCTTCTTGAACGGCTTCATCGATCGTATTACCATACGAACAAGTAGAAACCACATTATAAGCTCCGTCTTCTTTTGCTGTGCCAATATCAAATTCGCAAACTAAATTAATTATTTTTCCTGGGAGCTCTTCAGAAGGTTTAGGTTTTAATTTCACAAAATCAATAAAATCACCAGTTAAATCATTTGGCGGAAATATTTCACGAATCTTATCTTGTGGCAAAGGCTTGTCTGTTATTTTATCCTTCACAACAAAATCTTTAGTAGTTACATAAATTGATGTATCAGAATTATTTTGAACGTTGAGTTCCATAATATAATTTTTTAAAGGAAACTCTGTAACATCTTTAATATGTATAGGAATACAACTCAAACGATGCTTTACAATTTCGTTATTTAACCCACAAGTATTATCATAAATAGTACATTTGTTTTTATCATTTGGAGAGACTCTAAAAACCACAATAGGTATGTCAGTTAAAATAATTCTTCTAATAGCATTAGCTATACTAACATTGACGTCGCTAAGAGTGAATTTTAATTCATCATCTCTGATATCAGACTTAATATCTACACGAGGATTTGAAGAAATAACTGATTCATCAGAATAAGACATTTTTTGTGTTGCCTGCATTATATCTATTATACATTTATATTTAAATTATTAATTTAATTCATTTTTTTTAAAAATGAGTTAAATATTAATTTTGATTAACTAATTATATATTAAGATGAGTTGTATTTTATATTACAGTAAATATTGCGAAGTTTGTAAGAAATATTTACAGACATTATCAAAGTCAAGTATTCAGAGCGATATACATTTTATATGTATCGATAAAAGAATAAAAGACGCAAATAACAAAATATATATTATTTTGGAAAACGGTCAGAAAATAATCTTACCAGAAAATATTACAAAGGTTCCAGCTCTTCTATTAATAAATCAGGGTTATCAAGTTTTATTTGGAGAACAAATTTTAAATTATTTAAAACCTAGACAACAAGAAGAGGTTAGAGTTGCTACAAGAAATAATATGGAACCTATGGCTTTTTCACTTGGAAGTGGAGGTGGTTTTGGTGATATAGTATCCGACCAATATAGTTTCTTAGATCAAGCTCCTGAAGATTTAGAAGCTAAAGGTAATGGTGGTATGAGACAGATGCATAATTATATGGATTTAAACACCGCTTTTAGTGGTCAACTTTCAAATCCAGGGTCAAACGAACAAAATACTACAATTAGAGGAGCACATAAAATGGGTGAAGACGCATCAAATCAACAGATGGAAGAGAGAATAAAAAAAATGAAAGAAGAGAGAGATTCGGATATTCGTCAATTAACAGGTAATAGACCACCACTAAGCTATTAAAAATATTTTATTTTTTATATTTTCTTCTATGTTTTTTTGTTGATCTATTTGTTGTTCTACGACCTCCTCTAGGCGCATAACTATTTAATAAATCCAACATTGATGGTTGATTGGCTTCTCTTTGTCTGGCTAATTCGGCTTCTCTCTGTCTTGTTAATTCAGCTTCTCTTTGCCTTGCTAACTCAGCTTCTCTTAATTGTTGTGTTCTCCTCATTTGAATTTCATCTTCTGTTAAAGCACCTATTATTTTAGGTGTATTATTAAACGTGACTCTTCCTCCAAGACGTCTTTTATTTTTACGGGTTTTCTTCATATATTATATCATTTTAATAAAATATGAATCATTTAATAAATATTAATATTTGCCAAAAATAATTTAAATATAATAAACAAATAATACTTAATGTCTAATATATTAACTGCGTTTAATGACCATTTTCTTGACTTTCTAAATGATGTTCAAAGTGTGTTTCCAGAAGACCCAGATATTTTGACTGCTAAAAATGCCCTTATTGCTATTAGAAAAGCAAACCCAAAGATGATAGTTAAGATTTGGAAGGGATTTATTGCTGATAAGTATAGAGACCAAATTGTCGCTGGAGACATCGGATTCTTTATTACTAAAGATTATTCGTCTGATGTCGCAAAAGCATCTGGTTCAGATAAAATTATGGAATCTATAGATAGATTGAGAGAACCAGTTAGACAGATGGGTCCTGAAAATCAAGAGAAGGTCATGAAATATATTCAGAATTTAACTAAATTAGCAGATATGTGTGATTAAATATCCACCTTTAAAAAGGTTGAACCAAAATATAATTATATTTATAATAATATAAATATATTCTATAAAAGTTTGAATATATATTTTGTTGTAAGTTTGACTTAAATAAAAATAATATATATTAAATAATATGTCTGAAGTTCCAGAAGAATTTGTCAAAGTAATTCGAGATTTTGTAAGTGATTTAAAATTTACATTTCCAGAGTACATGCCATTTATTGATAAATGGTGGAAAAGTAAAGAGCACTTCAACTATATCGATGAAGAAGAAGACAGAATTAAAGCATATGAAAAATCTGAGAATAAATCAGCAAAATTGTTATTTGATTTTTGTAAGAAAAAGTTGCCACCAAGATTTTTTGATATTTTGTATCAAAATGATGAAATGTTTAAAGAAGATTCAGAAATCGATACAGAATTTTTTCCAAAGATTCATTTCAAAAACTTATGGCAATGTGATATAACGGATAAAACACGCGAAACTATCTGGAAATATCTCCAATTATTATTATTTTCAATTGTAGGAACATTAGATAATAAAGACGCATTCGGTGACGCTGCTAAATTATTTGAAGCAATTAACGAAGAAGAATTTAAAGGAAAATTACAAGAGACATTAAGTCATATGCAAGGTTTATTTGATATGAGTGGCGGAGAGATTCCAGAAAATTTATTAAATCCAACCGACTTGCCAAACGCAGAGCAAATTAACGAACATATTACAGGAATGTTAGATGGCAAAATCGGTCAGTTAGCGAAAGAAATTGCCGAAGAGACAGCCGCAAATTTAAATATGGATTTTGACGACGCTACCGACATGAAGGATGTATTTAGTAAGTTAATGAAAAATCCAACAAAACTTATGGGTTTAGTTAAAACTGTTGGCGACAAGCTTGATTCAAAGCTAAAATCAGGTGAATTAAAAGAATCTGAAATGCTTGAAGAAGCAACTGAGATTATGAATAGGATGAAAAATATGCCGGGAATGGGAAATATTCAATCCATGTTAAGTAAAATGGGTATGGGTATGGGCGGATTAGGTGGTGGAAAAGTTAATACAGGAGCAATGGAAGCTCAACTTAACCAGCGTTTAAAAATGGCAAAGACTAAAGAAAGAATTAGAGCAAAGGCAGAAGCGAGTGCCAAAGCCAAAGCCGACACCAATATCTCGACACCAACTCAACCAACAGTATCTAATGAAGAATTATTTAAAGTGTTTAGTTCCGGAGAGAAGAATGAGAAAACGCCAAGAGGAGCAAAGCCACAACAACAAACTTCAAATAAAAAGAAGAAGGGTAAAAAATAAATAAATATTATCTTTATAGACAAATTCCACTAAAATTTTCTGCGTTTTTGCCATATTTTTGTTTTAAGAAGTCTTTATCTTCCTTTTCTTTGATAAATACTACTGCTTGCGTTTTTTCTTCAAAAATTTCCTTTGCTTTTACCATACTATATTCTGTTGGTTTATAATGTCCTGACTTATTATTTATGCAAATTGAATTATCTGGATTTATAGAACCTGAACCAGCAGCCATTACAGGCATACATTGAATATCCCGCTCTATTAATCTATCAATTATATTTATTAATAATAAACATTCATTTTTTGTTTCAATGCTCATAGATTCCATATTAGAACCATATTCATTTTTGAATATTACAAGATTATTAAATGCTTCTCTCAATTCATTATATTCATCTGCTTCTTTTGTAACATCTAAAAGTCCTTGTATCATACATACTGAATGTTTATTAATTTTGGCTCCATCAATTATATATATAAAGTTTTCACCACTATTATTGAATATAGTAAATTTAAACCATTTATCTTCAGAATTTTTATACATTTGTTGTAAATATCCCAATGTTGAATGATTAAGCTGAAATGCTTTTGAGATAGATGTAAGTATTTCTAAACCAGTTGTTTCTTTATCAGAACCAGGTTTTACATTACAAATATGTGTATTAATTAAATCTGTTTCTTTTGAGGTCATTAGTAATCCACCCTTTTTATTTTTAGATGAAGTTCTTTTAAGTTTTTTATTTACATTCAATTTTTTTTTAGTTTTCATAATAAAAGAGTATATTTTATTTTTTTTTAAAGAATTATATATATAATGACAATACAATTTTGGTCCAATGATCCTACAATTTTATTTAATAAGGAATATATTTTTGAATTATGGCCTACTACGAATATGTGTTATGAACAGAAATTAAACTCTGTCTCTCGATTAATAATTTTATTAACTATTTTAGGATACATTTTAACAATGTCTAAGAGAGTAATTGTTGTCAGTATATTAACGTTGTTTGTTATTTTTCTTTTATACAATATGCGCAAGCAGAAGCTAACAAAAGATACATTAGAAAATTTTGAAGTAAAAGGTAACGAGGTTACAGGAATGTTTGATAACAAATCTAAATCATATATTAATCCTGTTACTTTGGATGCTGTCTTAAGAACTGAATTTAAAGAAGGGAATAAGAAAAATCCATTTAGCAATGTTTTATTGACTCAAATCAACGATGAACCTGAGAGAAAAGCTGCTCCACCAAGTTTTAATACAGAAGTAGATGTTGATATAACTAAAAATGTGAAACGTGCCGTCCAGATGATGAATCCTGGTATAAAAAATACCAATAAACAGTTATTTGGTGACCTCTGGCAGCAGTTTCAGCTAGATCAAGCAAATCGTGTCTTCTACAGTACACCTAATAGCAAAATTTGCAATGACCAAGGGGCATTTAGTCAGTACTTGTATAATGATCTAAAATATTCCTCTCATCTTGACACGCCAGAAGGTGCAATTTCTCGTGTAAAAAATTCATACCGATACACACTATATTAAGAGCATTATTATCATATTTTACTTCCATTTTTAAAAATATAGTATTCTATTTTATAAATAATTAAAAAATAAAATATTTTAACATAATATAAAATGAATGAACTAGCATATACTATAGAACCAATAACGGTTACAAAAGTAAATGTATTATCCAAGTTTGTAATTGTTTCTGTTGAAGTTACATTGGGCGATAGTGCAAAAATCGGACTGCATTTATACGATCAATATAATATTCCATTTAAAGGAATGTTTATAACGATTTCAGGAGATGAATATAGAAATTGGGGTTCAGATGATACTTATTTAGTCAATTTGATAAGACAAAAATTAAATATTTCAATTATTGAACCTTCCGCTGCTGAATCTGTTCAAGAACCTGCTGCTACTGAACCTGCTCAAGAACCTGCTCAAGAACCTGCTCAAGAACCTGCTCAAGAACCTGCTCAAGAACCTGCTCAAGAACCTGCTCAAGAACCTGCTCAAGAACCTGCTCAAGAACCTGCTCAAGAACCTGCTGCTACTGAACCTGCTACTGAACCTGTTTAATTTCAAACAATATTTTTATAGAGATATTAAATGTAATTTAGTAAAAATAAAATATCAATCAATAATATATAATGACAACTTATTCAGGATATACATTTAATAATCTCTCAAGAATTGGCCTCGATGAGTGAAATGTTATAAATAAATTTATATGAATTAATAAACACTTTTATTTCCTTTGCTATCATATATCCAAAATTCAAAATTATAACCTAAATCTTTTGCTGCGCTTTCTTTTAATAAATTGGTAATTTTATTATCATTATAAGTATATTCTGATTTTACTTCAATACATTTGTTTTGAGAAGGAATATAAATATCAACATAGTATCTATGTATTTTTTTATCTTCTCCAATAAATTTTATTTCGGGGACATTTTTTACACCAACAATTATATCTGATTCATCTATTTTTTCATTTATAATTAAGTCATTTAAAGCAAATGGTTCGTATCCTTGAACTAGTTCAACTCTTCCAGAAGGAAATATATATTTTTTTCTGTTATGACTTGTCTTAACATATTTTTCCATGATTTCAGGATTTTGTATTGGATATTCTACCCCATATTTTAATAAATTTGTCTTTTTTATTTTTTCTTTAATTAAATCACTTTTCAAAGGATGTTCCACACCAAAATGTAGCATATAAGTATTTTTGACTTTTTCTTTTGTTTCATTCAGTTGACTTATATGATTTACGTTATATTTTTTAATGCACGTATTTTTAATTTTTTCCTTAATTTCTTCATTTTGAAATCCATAATCACATCCGTATTTTTTATTATTAGTATTCTTAATTCGTGTTTGAATAATTTCACTCTGTGAATTGTATTTTACTCCCCAATTTTTTAGACATGTATTTTGTTTTTTTAATTTAATTATATCTGATTGTGATATATTATCAACACCATATTTTTTATTTATAGATTGTTTATAGTTTGTTTTGCCAATATTAGATTTTAAATAATGTGTTTCTCCATATTTTTCTAAAGTAGTTTGTCTAATTTTATTTTTAATATCATTATTTGAAAATACATTTTCACAACCATATTTTTCTAAATTTGTTTTTTTTGTTTTTTCTTGTGTATTTATTTTTGTACAACTTTTACAATAACCACCACTATATACAATTAAACATCTAAATGATTTCTCAAAAAATTCACCACAGTTATTTAAACAAACTCCTTTTATAATTGTTTTTTCATTTATCTTAACATAATTTTCAGTTAATGTAATTTTTTGTTCAAGACAATAAAGTTTCAAAGTATCAATTGTAAATTTAATACTCATTTAATATATATTCAGAATATATTTTAAGTAGTTTTTACGCAATTATTACTAAATAATTATAGTTGAATCTTTTTCCATTTTATCTTTTTCAAGTTTTTCTTTTTTTTTCAAATATGCTATTTTATTATATTCTTTCTTTTTTTCCTTTGTAATATTGTTATTATAATTCGTTTTTTCTTTGTATTCTTTTACTTTTTGTTTTATTTCCTCTTTATGACTTTCATAAAATTTTTTACTTCTTTTTGGTGCTGTATAATTTTTTAGTTTTATCTTTAATAATTCAATTTCTTCTTTTAGCAATTGGTTTTCCTTTAGCAATTCTTCGTTATTCATTTAATTTATTATAAATATATTTTTATATATATTTGATTATTAATATTTTTTATTAAAAATAAAATATTATTAATTAATATATAAATGGCTACTTATTCAGGATATACATTTAATAATTTAACTCGTTTAGGTCTCGAGGAGTGCAATGTTTCCCAAACTGATATTCAGAATGTTGCTTCTTGTAATTATATGACTCAAAATTATTTTGCTTCTGATTGTTCTATGAGAAAACCTATTGAACTTGCTACTACTCAACCAGGTCTCATGTATAATGGTGGTTACCAAGTGGGAGCAGGCGGATGTAACATTAATGATTCATCTAAACTTCAAATTGGTAGCATACAAACGGCTCCTAGATGCAGAATCGATTTATTTCACAGACCATTTGCTACAGTTCCTTATTTAGGACGTGGTTCAGTGAATCCTGTTATGGAGGCACAAATTCAACAAGGCGAACAAATAGTTAATAAACGCAGTGTTAATAATTTAAGTGAAAAAAGTTTCATTAAATATCACCAAACACCTTTGTTACCTGCCGTTCAACAACGTATAAATAATCCAGCAAATCAAATTGAAAGCGTTGCTTCTGATGGATGGGTTCGTGGAGGCGTTCCTTCTCGCGAATTAACTCGTGATTCTGATTATTTTAATAAACATACTTCTTATTAATACGCTTAATTAAATTGACAAATATTTATTTAAAGATAAAAATTTAATTTAAATAAATGTATGATACAAAATTTGAATGTCGTTATTATAGAGACGATATATTTTTAGATACTGATGATATAACAGATGATGAAAAGTTATTTATCAGAGACATTTTATACAAAGAAGATGTTGTAAATATTTTTTCCATAGATTTTAATGACGATTTTGAAGAATTTTCAAATTTAATATCTGAATTATTTGAAAAAATTAAAGATTGTTTACCACTTAAAAAATGTATGGAGAAGATGGCTGCGAAACTTTTAAGTGATGATCTTGTGAATGGTTTAACAATTATGTATTCTTATGATTATATGTATGTAACTCATAAATGTGTTTCTGAATATTTAGAGAGAGGTTCTATTTCAAAAAAAAATATCGATTTGTTAGATAAAATTAGTAAATAAAATTAGTAAATAATATTATATATTTGTATATAAATGGCTTCTACACGTAATAGAAATACTCCAGGAAATTATAGTTTAGAACAAAGAGAATATAAAAACTTTGAAAACTATACTTTATACCCAAATTCGCAATATGGAGCAGCATATAATACAAGATTACCAGGAAATGGATTATTGCCTGCTCAAATACCATGGAATAAATTGTCTTATAATGCTGCCGATACAGAATCCTTTTTATTCGGAATAAATTCAACAAATTTAGTTAATCCAGCACCATGTTTTGTTCCAGAAATAGCAACTTTAAGTTCTACAAATATTTTTGAAAAATCGCCAGTATTTATACCAGAACCTTTAGTAATGGATAAAAATCAAAGACCTTTTCCAATTCCAAATTAAATAAAATAATTTTAAATTAATAAAGTTTTTTAATCAATTTAAAATATCTATTCATTTATATAATGAGTAATATAAACGCAAAAAACATTATAAGTGATAATATAACTGTTACCAATTTAAATGTAACTTACATAAATGGTAAGCCTTATAATAATGGTTGTGGACCTTGTAGTGACCCATGTAAAAAAGGTTACTATATTCCTTGTCCGGACTGTGATTATAATGGACCAGAAGAATGTGATTGCGGAAATACGTGTGATTGGTGTGACGAAGAACCATATATTCCAGATGAATGTGAATGTTTTGTTCCTTGTCCTGATAAGGGTGGCGGAAAAAATGGTCCTACTGGTCCTACAGGACCTATGAATACATTACCAGGACCTACTGGTCCCACAGGATATACTGGTACAATAACAACTTATACTGGCCCCACTGGACATACTGGACATACTGGACAAGCAAGCACCGTAACTGGCCCTACAGGTTTTACTGGTGAAACAGGACCTACTGGTGAAACTGGACCTACTGGTATGACAGGTCCAACTGGTGAAACAGGTCCAACTGGTGAAACTGGACCTACTGGTGAAATAGGTCCTACTGGTTTTACTGGTCCTACTGGTGAAATAGGTCCTACTGGTTTTACTGGACCTACTGGTGAAACTGGTCCTACAGGAATGACAGGTCCTACTGGCGAAACAGGTCCTACTGGCGAAACAGGTCCTACAGGAATGACAGGTCCTACTGGCGAAACAGGTCCTACTGGTGAAACAGGTCCTACTGGCGAAACAGGTCCTACTGGCGAAACAGGTCCCACTGGTGAAACTGGTCCAACTGGGCAAACTGGTCCTACTGGTGAAACAGGTCCAACTGGTGAAATAGGACCCACTGGGCAAACTGGTCCTACTGGTCAAGATGGTCCAACTGGAACACCAGGAACAGTAAGTGGATTATTATTATATTTAAATTATAGCGAAACGCCTACTCCAACAATAAGCACATATAAACTCCTATCCTTGACAGAAACTACAGCAGCACAACAAACAGTTAATACTACTGTTAATGGACCTATTAGCGATGTAGCTGTTACACAATTCGCAAATTATTTGACTGAATTAAATAATCCTAGTTTTATACCACCTGGTATATGGGATTTAAATATATTTGCTAGTTTAGATGTAGCAAATGGCGTTTTCATTAAATTTAGAATTTATGGTAGAACTGCTGGCGGTACAGAAACACAAGTTGGCGGTGTTTCGTCATCGGTTAACATAACATCAAATATAGTTCAACAATATACTGCTTCTATAGATTTGCCGTATATAGATTTGTCAAGTTATTCTTCTTTAGTTTTTAAAATATTTGCTGATAATCCTAACAATACAAATAGAACATTAACGACTTATTATGAAAGTCCATCTAGTTATTCACATATACATAGTTCATTTAGTATTCTTGGAAATACAGGTCCTCAAGGACCAACTGGACAAACAGGTCCAACCGGAATGACAGGTCCTCAAGGTCCAACTGGTACTGGTGGTGCATTAGGATATTGGGGTGCTTTTTGGTCTGATTTATCTCAAAATATTGTAGCCGCATCAGCAACACCAATGACATTAAACAATACTGACCCAGATACAAATGGAGTTTCAATTGTATCAAATTCACAAATAACCGTCGCAAATAGTGGTGTATATAATATTCAATTTTCAGCTCAAATATCAGATTCAACGAGTGGTGGAAATGATAATTATGTGTACATATGGTTTCGAAAAAATGGGGTTGATATTCCAGATAGTAATACAAGAGTTACATTAGATAACCAAAATAGTTTTTTGGTTGGTTCATGGAATTTTATGTTAGAATTAAATAGTAATGATTACATTCAAATTATGTGGTATACACCAGATTCTGGAATATCACTTGTAGCTGTAAATGGAATAACAGGTGTTCCAGATATACCATCTGTAATAGTAACAGTACAACAAGTAATGTATACGCAATTAGGTCCAACTGGGCCAACTGGGCCTATAAATACAGAACCAGGACCTACAGGACCTACTGGACACACAGGAACTATAATAACTTATACAGGTCCTACTGGTCCAACAGGATTCACAGGTCCAACTGGATTCACAGGTCCAACAGGATTCACTGGTCCTATTGGTTTCACAGGTCCTACAGGTTTTACTGGTCCAACAGGTTTCACAGGCCCAATAGGTTTCACAGGCCCTACTGGTTTTACAGGTCTAACAGGTTTCACAGGTCCAACAGGTCCTAGTTCAGCATCTTCTATAGCATTAAATTCTAATGGATATACTGGTTCCGGTACAGTTGGTGTTTCTATAACTGCCAATACAGCAGTATTTCCAATACCTACCGTAGCCACAGTTACAACATCAACTTCAACACAAAAAATACTTGTTATTGGATTATTAGAATTTTTATGTAATACTGCGTCATTTCAATCTGCTATAACAATAGGTGTTGGAACAAGTTCGATACCAACAACGAGTTATATTAATTTAGCTAATAATACAGCATTTTCCACGACAGACCTCATTGTAGCTGATGTGGCAGGTGAACAAGATAATTTAAATACTTCATTATCAACTATGTATACTAAAGATTCAAATCAAGGACAAAGTTTACATGCGTCAACAGTTCATTCCCCTGGAGCAGCCGGAACATATTATTATTGTATAAGATTTGTTTCTGGCGCAAATACTACTATTTTTTTTAGAAATATAAATATTATAACACTTATAGTATAAAAAATAAATTTAATAGAATACAAATAATTATTTTATTAAATTAGAATTAATATTCAGGTGTATGTTTCTTAAACAAACAACCTTGTGATACAAGACCTTTTATAGGACTTACTACTGTAGGATTTTGATGATTACAATTGCTCATCCATACTTTGATAATACAAAAATTTTTCTTTGGCGAAATAGTTATCCCAGTAACACTATTAACAAATTGATTATTACTACTAATTGAACCACCCACAATTCTATATGTTAAATCAGTCCAAGCCTTTACAACACTTTTATTTGGAACTTTATAAGAGAAACAACCACCATCTCTATTTTTTTGGTCTTCCCACATAGGACTAATACCTTGTTTCATCATAAATAACATACAATTTTCTACAAGAGGCGCAGGTAGAGATTCCGTAACAGCAATTGTTTCTTCAACTGTTGTAAATGTAGCAATAGGAATATAGCTTTTTAAACTCCAATCAGTATTATGAGGCAAATGTGCCCATAAAGTCCATTTATCAGATAAATAATGAAATGATTCTAAAGAAGTTGCTGTTTCCATTGTATTTGTATGCTGGGATAACATATCGTATTTAAATATCTCAATTTTTTTTTAAATTGTTTTTTATATATATTAATTATTTATAACTTTATAATTATTTTTTTCCAATATAATACACTCATTTTTATCAGTAAAATCTAGAGCAATAGAATTTACATTATGATCAATAAAATTTAAACTACATTTATAAGAACAGTCTGGTTTGTAATCAATTTTCATATGTTCAGATAAAAAGAATATAAAAAAGTCTTTTGTAAATTTATTATCAACCATATAATAATTATAATTATCAGTTTTAAGATCAATTTTATAAGAACTATCATCAATTTTAAACTCAATAAGCATAAATTTTATATCAGATGTTTCAAAAACTAAATCTGTACATTTTTCTTCCCCATATGTGATTCTTTTAGCAAATGGTTTTATTGATTTATCGCTTGTAATAACAAAATCCGAGTCACCTTTAACATATGTTCGATAAAACCTTTCTTCAGACGATAAACCTTTTAGTCCTGCTAAATAAATTGGATGAGTTTTAATATATTTATTAAAAAATATCTCACACTTACTATAATAATAAACACAATTATATGAAGCATTAATAAATAAATTGGTTAAAAAATCTGTAAATAGTTTGTATTCATCTGGGAATCTTCTATCAAAAAAATCACTTAACAAAACACCAAGAGCAAAACTAGCAAAATAATTAAATATCATTATTAATGTATTTATTAATGATATCTATTTAAATGGTTTATATATATTTTAACTTTGATAAGCATGACTACTAGAATCAGTAGGAACTATTATTAAATTATTTTGTTGTACATTTTTGTTTATATCGTTTGATGATGGATTTGGAATTATAATATTTGGCGATTGATAGTAAACCGGTTTTTTTGTAGCATCATATTCAGGATCATAAATTACTATATTTCCTAAAGAATCAACTGTAATATTATTACCGCAATTTGTATTATCATTACATTTATAATTAAGTGTTCCTGTTGCGGCATCTAAACCAAAAACATATAACAACATACTTACAATTACAGTCATTAAAATAAAAGGGATAAAAACGATAATCCAGGACACAACACCTAAACCTTTTTCACATAATATATTTAGTAAAAGAGTAACCATTATTGTTACTATGATTTTTATAAAGACAGTATTATAGAGACCTTTAAATGTGTCGATAAGTATTTGAGTAATAGAAAATATTAAATAAATTATAGCCGGAGCACATAAATTAAACATTTTATATTATATTTATATTTTAATTCTGTTTTGAGAGGTTAAAAAAGTTAAATATTGTTATTTCTATCTTTTACATTAATTTTCATCAGCATAGAAGAAGGGTTCACCATCCTTTAAATATCCTACTTTTTCACCTTGTTCTCCATCTTCGGTTAATTCCCAAATAAAACCATTTTCATCATCATTAGTACAGTAAGTTTTGTCATCAATTTCGATTTCAAAAATGTCTTCTTCTTCTTCCTCTTCTTCTTCCTCTTCTTCTTCCTTTGTTTCTGTTTCAACACTAGCTTCTTCTTGAACTTCTTCCTCCTTTGTTTCTGTTTCAATACTAGCTTCTTCTTGAACTTCTTCCTCTTCTTGTTCATCTTCTTCTTGAACTTCTTCTTCCTTTGTTGCTGTTTCAATGCTAGCTTCAACTTCATCTTCTTGAACTTCAACTTGTTCCTCTTCCTCTACTTCTTGTTCCTCTACTTCTTGTTCCTCTTCCTCTTCTTGTTCTTCTTGTTCTTCTTCTTGTTCTTCTTCTACTTCTTGTTCCTCTTCTTGAACTTCTTCAGATTTTTTCTCAACAGATAAATCAGTTTCTTTATCAGTATCTTTATGGTCGAATTTAATAATCTTAATTGTAGAACAAGTAATCATTCCGGGATTAAAGTCGTCATCATCGTCATCATATACTTCTTCAGAATCAACAGGTTCTTCAATATGAATTTTAATATTTTCATTCTCACTTGTCTTAACTACTGTTGCTTTTTCAACATTATTAAATTGTGTAGATTTATCACAAATTGTTTGTTCTTGTTGAAGCTCTTTAACATCATCATTTAAATGAACGATTTTACTTAATAATTTATCTAGAATAGGAATAACAGCATCTAATCTTTTTTCAATTGTATCAAGTCTTTTCTCAAAATTTAACAATTGTTCATTATCGACTACCGTATGAACATCTTCTTCAGCTAAAGAATAATTATACTTTTCTGATTGTAATCTACCTTCTCCACTTTCAGAAGTAAATTCTCTTACACATGACTTATTATTTATTCTATTCATTTCTTCGACAATAGATGGCAACATCATTAATTGTTGATGAGTTTTTTCTAATAATTTATTTCGTTCAATGTAATTAACAAGTAAATTATTTAATCCTTGTTGAATTACTTTTTCAACATCTTCCATAATATTATCAATATCAAATAATTTAGAATTACAGTGCATTCTTTGATACTTTAATATATAGCAATTCGTTTAATATGATTTAAAAAATAATTTATCTATTTCATATATGGATAATATATCTTTAGTAGAGACAAACCAAATTGAAGGTAAAATTAGCGTTATTTTAAGACAAACTGACTATACAGAAGATAAAGCTAGAGAGAAATTAGGACAATTTAACTTTGATGAATTGGCTGTCATAAGAGACTATTTTGGTATTACTGAAAAAAAAACTCCAGAAAAAATTCAATCAGTAAATCAAGCGATTTATAAACAATTGAGAGGACATTTAGATGGTGCTATGAAAGACTATCGTGAGAGAGTAGATAAAGGTGAAGTTAAAAAAATTATATAAAATAAAATTGATTTATAATTATGAAATTAACGTTTCTTAAGGTGTCTTTTTGAAATCTTTTGTATAGGAATAGAATGTGCTAACCCTGGCGGCAATGGTGTTTGAAATATCATCGCATTCAAACGATTTATGTGATCTACAAAATAAATAATAAAAAATACGCTTATTAGTAATAATAAACCAACAAAATTATCACTTATATATTCTATTAAATTAATAGATTCCTTACTTTGTATATCCATATTATAAATCAATAAAAAATAATATAGTATGTATTTTTTTATTACTATATTATTTTAATTTTGAATTAAACCAAACCTTTCATTTAATATGTTAGATTTTGTTTGTTTTTTTTGTATTTTTCTTAATTTAATGTTATTAGTTGGAATAATTTTATTATTTATTATAAAATCATCATTATCTTCATGTAGTTCAGGCATTACACGCGTTAGTGGTTTATCTACAACTAAAAATAAACGTTCATTGCGTAATAATGATCGATATTCTTGTATACTCAAATTTCCGTAATATTTTTCCAACATGTAATATGGATTCGGTGCTGGTTTAACATTTTTACAATAATTATAAACTTTTGAATAAATATGATTAATAAGCTGATATCGTTCAAATTTAATAGAACTATCTATATTTTCTTCCATTAAATGTGCTACAGCGCACTCTGGACTACAAAAACAACCGTAAACCTGATAAGTGTCATTTATATAATGTTTTGGAATATATACCGGTGGGTTATCAAATTCGCAAGTATCCCAGAAACAAGCAGATTTTTTATTATCAATATTATTAATATGTAAATTATGTTCAAGGATTTTTAATTTTTTCCAAATCTCTCTAACATCATTTTCCTTATGTTTGCTAGTATCAATATCATAATCATTTTGTTCTCCATCATTATCATAATCTGTTAATTTTGAGGGCGCATTAATAAATCTATTCAAATTATCATTTTCACTGATAATAATATCATATGATAAATTATTACCATTATCATTAAAATTAAAACCTTCTAAATTTGTCCCAAATAAGTTTGATGACTGTAAATCTTTCATTGAGCATTTTAAATGTAAAATTACATTAGGTTTAGTTTCCTTAATATTATTTAAAGGTATAATTTGCTGTATAATTTTACCTCCCTTTGGTTTCCGACCGCGTTTCTTAGCAATTGGTTTAGCAACGTTTATATCATTATCATTATCATTATCTGAATTAATGATATCATCTATGATACTAGTATTTTGAAACTGTTCTGTATTATTTTCTTCTATTTCTACCACAATATTTTCTGTAGATTTAGATTTTTTAAGAGCCTCTTCAATTTCTTTTTTTGATTTACGTCCTCTTTTTTTTGGTATATTTGTGATATTTTCTGTGGGTTGCCCTAAAATCTTTGACATTTTATAGTTAAATTGTAATTATGAATTTAAATAGTTTTTTTATATATTATACCGATTATATATTATACCGATTAATTTAATATGTTGGAAATTTCAACATTTTACATATTGAAATAGCTTCCTTTAAATCTAGCATTAACCATAATGGTGGTTTTTGAGGTTTTACATCATCTAATAACATATAAGATGAAAACTCTACCCAATCAGGAGGTATATCTCTTACATTTTTATTTTGAACGGGTATTTTTGTATGATGCTTTGAATAAGAATAAATGATTGGTGTAGTTGTTCCACGATAAGTATCATATTTTGACTTGTAATATCTTGCTGGGCAATAAGCAACTACCTCGTTTGTTTGCTCTAAAAGGTCTTCAAATTTTTTATTCGGAAAAAGTTTCTCGAATTCATCGCCAATATTCATTGTTGTATCAGTTGTTAATTCATTAAGTGGATTTTCTGTAATTGAATTTGAATTTTCTGTAATTAAATTTGATTTTTCTTGACAATGATAATTTTTAGAATAACAGTCCCTACATACTGGAATATAGTTTTCTGACCCAACAAGTGTTTGCGTTGTTTCATTAGTTAATCTCATTGAAAATATACCTTTTGTGCCATTTTTACATAATGAACAAAGAGATGTTAATTTTTCTACCTTATCACATAAAGGTATTAAATCAAGGATTTGTCCAAATTTCTTTCTCTCAAAATCACCGTCAAGACCACATACATAAACTTCTTTTTTATTATTAAGAAGATGAACTACGAATTCATATAAGTCTGGGAAGAATTGACCTTCATTGATAAGTATAACTTTACTCGATGATATCTTAAATTTATCTTCAAATCTTGGTATCTCATAAATAGAACCTTCGAGAGAAATATTATTGCCCCAAACATCTAATAGTTTATCAGTTTTAATACAAGGAATTTTAATTTTATCATGACTAGATAGTAATTCATTATCATAACGATTATCAATAGAATGATTTATAACTGCTACTGGTATATTACAGTAGTTACATTGCTTATAAATCTCAATTAATCTTGTAGTTTTTGATGCGTACATGGGTCCTAATATAATTTCAAGATAACCAGATTGTTTAGACATATTCATATTATTACTTATATTGATAAAATCTCTTTATATATTTAATTTTCAATTTTAAATTAAAATCTAACTAATTAGAATAATTATATATTAAAAAAAACATAATTATATAACTAATGACAACTAGCGGAGTGCCTTGGGTGGAAGCATTTAGACCAAAAAATATCGAAACAATTGTACTTGACCCTTTAAATAAGCAAATTTTAAAAAATATAATAGAAACGAAATATTTTCCCAATTTATTATTTTATGGACCACCTGGAACAGGAAAGACTACAACAATTATTAATTTAATAAATGCGTATCAAGAAAATATGGGTATTAAAAATAAAGATTTAATTATACATTTAAATGCGTCTGACGAGAGAGGTATAGATATTATTAGAAATCAAATTAATTTTTTTGTTAGTTCTAAACCATTATTTAATAATGGTATGAAATTTGTAATATTAGATGAAGTAGATTATATGACAAAAAACGCTCAACAAGCTTTGAGATATTTATTACAAAATTATACAAGTAATGTAAGATTTTGTTTAATTTGTAATTATATTAGCAGAATAGATGAGGGATTACAAAATGAATTTATAAGATTACGTTTTAATCAATTACCAAAGGAAGAAATAATAAAATTTCTAAATAATATTTCAGTAAGCGAGAATCTGAATTTATCAAATAAGACCTTATCATGTATTCAAAAACTTTATAAATCAGATATAAGAAGTATGATAAATTTTATGCAGTCAAATCAAAATTTAGATGGCGAGTTATTAAATATAATAGACAATGATGTATGGGAAGAACTTCTTAAAAAAATATTAAATAGAGAGAAGATGGAAAATATATGTAATTTTATACACTCAATAAGCATAAATTATAATATTGATAAAAAGAATATAATAAAGGATTTCCTAAATTATATTATTAAAACATGCCCTAAATATGTTAATAGTAAGTTTTTAAATTTTGTTGAAAATTTAATTCATTCGCAAAATCAAAATAGCAATATCCATGTAAATTATTTAATATCTAAATTATCGTCATTATTGACAGTATAATATTTATTTATTCTCATATTAAGTTTAATCATAAAATCATTTGGAGGTGAACTTTTTGAAGGGTCAAAAAAATTTTGCTTAAGACTATATTCTCCTTTTGGCGAATTCATCTCCATTGTTGTAGGCAAGGTTTGTTGTATAGGTATTGGTAAACTTCTTTCACGGATGAGGTATTTTTGACTAGCTAACATTCTTTATATTATATATTAAAGAAAATAATTGAAATAAAATTAATATAAAGAATATAAAGATAAAGTATTGATATACACTATGTCTGTAAGTATGAATATTGATCAAGAATGGGAGAATTTTATATCATCTGGTTATGGTAACAATGATATGTCGTCAGATGATGAAGAAGAAGAATGTCTAAATTTGGACGATTTTGTTAAAAAAAATAACGATGATTATATTTCTGCGAATATTTCTATGGATATGGAGTCTCATGCTCCTAAAGCAACAAATATATATATAAGCACTAAAACAAAAATTGCTTATTTAAATAAAACTATTGATTTAAAAAGTATCTTCTGGAATATTACTGTCATACCATATTCTAAACCATGTAATGGCGTCGTTAAAAAACAAATGAAATTTAATTCCACCGAAAAAGAAGAACTCGATTTTATTCAAAATAAAATTAAAAACGAACCTTATTATGAAGAGCATGTTATTACTCATATTGATAATCCATCGGGACGTATTAAATTTAAAGATATTCGCAAGATTAGTATCGGATTATCTAAAAAAGACCTTATGAGTCTTCGTTGTAAAAAGAAGAGCGCGTTTTATAATTGTTTTGTTATGATTTTACGTATGAAAATTGATGCGATATTTAAAGAATTTCATGTTAAAGTTTTTAATACCGGTAAATTAGAAATTCCTGGTATTCAAAATGAAGGCACATTTCAATTAATTCTTAATGAAGTTATTACAATATTACAACCATATTTCGATACTAAGTTGGACTATGTTCCGGAAACTAATGAAACTGTATTAATTAACTCTAATTTTAACTGCGGTTTCTTTATTAATCGAGAAGCTCTATTTGATATTTTAAAATATAGATATAATATCCAAGCTATTTATGACCCATGTTCGTATCCTGGAATTCAGTGTAAATTTTATTATAATCCAGACGTAGATATACAAAACGGATGTCAAATTTCAGAAGAAAATAAATCACTATATAAAAATATCAAAGAGGTTTCATTTATGATATTCCGAACTGGAAGCGTTTTAATTGTTGGAAAATGTGATGAAAACGTGCTTATGATTATATATGAATATCTAAAAATTATTTTGAATAATGAGCATAAGGCGATTTGCCAAAAATATTCGCTAGGAGAAGAAAATATCTTAGCATTAAAAGATAAAACTAAAAAAGTTAGAAGAAAAAATATTGTTATTGAAATTAACCCATAAACCAAGTTATAAATTTATCTGGCGTTTCTTTAATTTTATATTCAAAATCTTCTGATAGAAAATTATTTACACAATTTTTTAATTGTTCTTGATGTTTTGTTGATTTTTTTACTAATAAAAAGCATACGTCTAAAAAATATCTAACATCATAAATGTGATAGTATAAAAAGTCTATAATTTTATTGTATAAATGTATATTTGACTTATTTGATAAATTACTAAGTTTTTTATAAATAAGTTCAATTTTATTTATTTTTTCTAAATCCATGAAATCTTCATTGATTAATTTCATTAATATGGTTTTAAATATCTCCATATAAGAGTTTATTATATCTAATTTAACTTGTGTATAATCAGATATGGTATCATTATTTTTTTTTAATTCATTATTAATTTCAAAAACAGTTTTTTTGTATACATATGTTGTCGCATCTCTAGAACTTAATTGTAAAAACATTTTTTCATCTTCAGATATTTGACCTACAAATTCAACATAAAAATAAAATGCTCTTTGACTATGAAAATATGTTAATTCTAAATTTTTTGTATAAAATAATATACAATTAAATACATTTGTTATTGTATCTAAACCTCTTGTAATTATAAAACGAGAGAATTTACTTTTTTTCAACGTCAACTTGTCTGTTATGAATTTAAAGTATTCAATTAATAATTCTGATAATTTATTTACTACATCATTCAGTTCGCATTCTAATTCTTTTTTATAATTTTCACTATTATGCAATGAATAATTTACCTCTTTATTAGCCATGCTTTTCATTATATTATTCTATATTTTAAATTATTTAAATTAAAATATAATTTTAATATATAAGTATTTAAAGACTTATAGTTTTAAATTATATAAATATGTCCGAACAAAAAACTAGTCAAAAAAATGAGACTGGAACTGCCGCACCTTTTAATTACAGATTACCAGCTGAAATTACGATGAAACATGCTATGAAACTTTCTATTGTTGAAGATAAACCTATCATGATGGACTATTGGACCGCTTCTCTTGATAAGAAGGCTCTTATTGGCGCCAGAGAGAATTCTGAGAAATTGCTAGTAAAATCAGAAGACGAGTATACGTCTTGTATTCAGAAGTTTTATAAGTCAGGAACTGAATTCATTGTTATTACTGAAAATTCTATCTATGTTGTTTCTAGTGAAATTCCTACTAGAAAGATTTCATAAGGAATTTATTTAAAATTGATATACATTTAACGTGTAAAATTAAATGTATATTAACTATAAGATGTCAACTGCTGAAGACGTATTTTATTTATATGAACGTAATTCACGTCATTATTATGACTGTAGATTTAAAAAAGATTTAGAAAAATGTGAAGAAGAATGTTATTGTAGCTTGAAACAAGAAGTTAAACCATTTACTATTGGCGACCAAGATATTCCTTGTGATTTTAAAACTAAATGTTATATCAAACCTGGAGACGAATGTCCCATTTGTTACGAATCAATCATTACAAAAAGTTCAGCATTTATAACTAATTGCGGTCATCATTTTCATAAAAAATGTTTGGTTAAATATCTTGAAACTAAATGGTTATCAACATCATACGCATCTGTAGCCAGATGTCCGATGTGTAGATGTTCTCTAGGTCATCCCAATTTCGTTCAAAGATATCGCTCCAGTTATTTTACTTGTTTCTATAAAAATGAAAATGGACTAGATAAATTAGAAGACTTTTGGTTATCTAAAGATTATCAACTCCCGCTCTTCTGTAGTAATAGCTTTGACCATTATTTAGGATGTGATAAGACTTGTTATATGTGTAGATGTTATATAGAAACTGGTAAAGACCCTCTAGAAGATTTTGTATTATATCAGAGAGATTAAAAGTATTCTGACATTTGTAAGCCTTTTACTTCAAAACCATTTTTAATATAAAAATTTTTTACATCAATATCACAGTCTAAAATAACTTTATAACAATTACTTTCTCTCGCAAGTAGTTTTAAAAAATTGATAATTTTACTGGATATTCCTTTACCTCTCATATGTTTCGCCACTACAATATCCTCTATATGTCCAACATTTTTTCCTTCTCTCACTATTTTTGGTTCAATGATAATTGTCCCCGACGCTATAATTTCAAAATTTGGGTCTAATGGAGTATTTATAATACCAACGATGATACATCCCATTTCATTTATTCTAGCAATATTTGTTTCAAAAATAGAAGTGTCAATATTACTTGTAAATGTTAACTCTGAGAGAAGGCTTAAATATTTATATTTAATAAGTTCAACCGATTCTGGATAATCATTTAATAGTTCTAACAATTGAATATATTTAATTTCAGACATATAATAAAATTATTTATATTTTTAAATTATTTATTTAGTATATATAAATGTCAAGATTTGGAAATGGAAGCAATTCAAATGGACAATTTTGGTATGGAAATACAACCAATTTTCCTGGATTTTTATATAAGAAAAATGTCGGTGTAGGTGGGAGACGTTCTACTAAATTTGCTGCTGGAGGTAACGCTACTACAAATACGAATCAATATTTATATAATAAATATAAACCTGGTCAGAGCGGCATTGGAGCCTCCAGTATAGCAAATAGACGCGCTAAAAATAGACAAGCTACAATATGTACTGGAAAAAATGATTGTTATCCTTGTTATATGACATTAGGACAATATAATCGTTTTCTTTATAATCAAAATGGATATTATCCTTGTCCTGACCCTAAAATATCATAATTTTAATTTAGAAATGAAACATATCATCATCTATTTGATTAAGAAATGTTAAATTTGGTTAAATTTAATTATAATATAAATATATGACATTAAAAATAGCCTTTTTAATATCAGGATATGCTAGAAATTATATTTATACAACATTTAGTTTCAAAAAGTGTATATTCGATAGATGTAAAAATGCTGATATTTTTGTTTCATTTAAGGAAAATAGCAGAGATTCTTACTCAAAAGAAGAAACAGATAAAATAATTAAAGAATACCATATTCCATTAGAAGATAGAATAAAGGATTCAACCTATTTAAATGTTATGTTTGGAGAGAAATTAAAATATTTCGGTTATGACGATGAGACATATATTGAAAAATTGAAGAATGATAAACTCAATAATATAGATAATCTAATTAAAGATAAAATATCATTGAGCGTTATTGACCAATATGCTCGAGTTAAAAATATAGCTGAGATTTTTGAAAATTATACAATACAAAATAACGTTGATTATGATATTGTGATAAGATTACGGTTAGATAAATTATGGTGGGTTACTAATATTGATATAGAAAGATTTATAATTGATAAAAACAAATTATATTTATCATATATTGACTGGAAAAAATCAAAATATAATAATTTACCT